TCAACTTTGGAAAAATACCCGACCAATAGTTCCTGATGTTACTGCTGTTGTTCCTACTGTAATTCCAGTAGATATAGCTTTATTTTTCCAAAGTTGAGTAGCACTTTCATAAACTAAAGCATCATTGTTAGCTAATGTTCCACTATTGATATAAACATTATGAAGCTCATCAAGCTCCCACCCGTTCATTATCTTAACGTAGATTTTCCCGTGAACCGCGTGTGCATATTCAACGTAACCAATTACTACGATGTGACCCGTTGCGCCTGTTGGTTTAACATTGGTTAATGCGCCTGGTGTTGTAGGCGATAAATATAAAACATCGCCATCTGTCCACGTTTCAGATTGTAAACTTCCAGTTGTGTTTATGTCTTCTAATTGACCAACCGTTATAATAAACCCCTCTTGATTCGTTGCTATTGTTTCTGTAACAAGTCCGATTGTATCTGCTGAGTTGTTATCGTTGTTAGCTTGTGCATATGCAATGGCTAATTTTTGACCTTGCGCACCCGAAACTCTAACAGCTTGATATGCGGCTTTTGTTAATGTAGCATTAGGTGTAACTTTGTTTACTACTCTTGCGACTAAGTCAACGCCATTTTTAAGAATAACGCTTCCGCCTTTTAGCGTAGTTTCTGAACTTCCTAATGTATTGTTCCAACGTGTTGTTCCAACCGCAGCTGTTCCCGTTGGCGATGTGTCTAATGTTAATTGACCCGCTTTTAGTTCATATTCACCCAAATCAGCATTTTGTGTTGCTCCAGTATACGGTATGTAACCACTTAAACTTGGAACGTCTGATATTGTGGCAAATACATTAGAAGCAGATGGATTGTTAGCTCCTATAGCTGCTTCATATTCATCATTTGGTAAATCTCTTTTTATATAATTTCCCATTTCTTAAGAATTGTATGTTACTATAATTGATGCTCCTACTGCTATTGTGCTTCCAATAACAAATATATTTGAAGGATAAGTATTTTGAACTCCACCAGCATCCATGGTGATACTTATTCCAGCAGGAATTGACGCAGTCGTTGTTCCACCATCGATAGATATATTAACTAAAGTAGATCCGTTATTAAAAAATGTTATTGAATAAACTGGAACTGTAATTGTTGTAGCTGGATCACCAGAAGAAATTAAAATATTTGGTGTTCTTGAGAGCCCTACTACATTAACATCAAGGGCTGTTATTAATCCAGTACTTGTGCTTGTTATTGCATTAGTTCCTGCTCCATCGTATGTATTTGATTGAAAAGAACTTGGAAAAGTTACTGATGCTGTTACAGGTAATGGATTTGTAGTATTTACATTAACGGGCCCTAAACCATCATTAAATTGCAATTCTACTGCTCCATCAACAGTAATTGAATTACCTCCATCATTTACAGCTACAGCACCATTGGCATTAACAGCTATAGGAGAATAATCACCATTGGCAGATGTCATAGAAGTATTAGAATCATTTCTAACACCCATTACAAACATACCAGAATTAGTAGAGGAGTGAGCTGAGTCTTCACCATATAAACCTTGAACAGCAACTTGACCATTAGCATTTACAAAAACAGGAGTCGGAGTAGATCCGTTATATCCATAAATTCCAATGCTATCATTAGCAGCGTCTATGTCTACATCAATAACCTCACTCAACCAATCCCTAATGTCCTCTACAGCAGCAATAGCTCCAGCAGTATCATTAGTCCATCCAACAGGAGATGTTACTAAATTAAGTGGAATCCTAACAGAATTGTTCTTATCATTAGCAATAAAATTTAAAGCTATATAATGATTACCAGAAGCATCAACAGCTCTGCTTACAGACTTAATAGTCTTAACATTATAAACATCTAAAACTCCATTTGTTATGATGTTTAATTGATTGTCTGTATTATTTACTTGAACACTCATTTTAATTTATTTTAATTATTTGGTTTTTTGAATTGAAAGATAACTTACATCTGTTACACCTGATGTGTAATTGAATCCGCTCTCATTTATTACCTTTAAACATAATTGAGCTCCAGCGGTTAAATAAACACCATTAATACAACCAGTCATATCAGCATATCTTTGGATTGTAGTAGCAGAAAAAGTAGACCCTACATAAATACTATTCAGATTAGGATGAACAATTCCAGCTCTTATCATACTACCATCTTCCGCATTGAACCAACCAGTTCCAATATTTCTAGTCATATGAACGTAAAAACTAATATCATATCTTCCTGTAGTAGGACAAGTCCAAATTCCAGTTGAATCATCATAAGAATTTGAATCATCATAGATTTCATTAAGTATCTGAATAGTTCCATCAGTCCAATCTGTACTCATACCAGGAACAATAGCTGAAACACTATTTGTAGCACTCTTTGCAAGAATTCCACTTGGACAATTAAGATTACTAATAGCATCAACTATTTGCTGAAGAGAATAAGTCCCAGCTGGTAAACCAAAACAATTATCCCCAGAAACAACAGCAGATGTCATATCAGACAACTCATTAACCATATTGGTTGTGTAAGCTTCTAATAATTGAATTACATCACATAATGAAGCATCACAAGGTATTTCAATTACATTTAATGGACAATCAAATACCGTAATATCGGAAGCCTTATTAGGGCAATTGTCCGAACAAGTACAATTTGATTTATTACAATTAGTACAACTCATATCTTAACAATTACAATTTTCATTTAAGTTATTTATCAAACACTGCTCCTCATCATCACATAAGACACCATAAGGTAAGCACCACAATACATCAAAGATTAAATGCTTCTTGAATAAATAATCCCATTCCGATCCACACTTAATACCAAATATCTCTCTATTTTTTATTGAAGATATTTCTTCTACAAATATAGCTTTCTTTTTCTTTAGTAAATTTCTATTCCTTGGCACGTAGTAATCACAGCAATCAAAACATTCTCCTCTTACCCAGAATCTTTCAAAAGGTTTATTAGGGAAGTAAAATCCATAAGGACACTCAGAAGTAGTAATATAAGCTGTATAAACAGGATAAGAAGGATTACCTTCTAAATAAAGAGAATTAGTTAATATCCATCTTGTGTTATCAAACAATAAGTAATAAGTGTAATCTACACCTCCTATGTTTAAAACAAAAGAATAATATCTTTTTTGATTTACAATTAATTCAATCCCATACTCATCTACAACTACACCAGCGAATATATTAAATTCCTCTCCATCATTATATGTAGCATGAGTAATAGTAAGAGTCAATCCATCAGTACAACATTCGCACTCAATTAGTCTTGTCTTAAATGTATAATCAACGGAAGGAACCCAACTACATAAAGATAAAGGACAGTTACTTGAGCTTGTGAACGATGTAACTAAATATGGTAACGAATCACCATCAACTTGATACCATAATCCCCATGCACCAGAATTGTATTCAAAATACAAGTTTCCACCAGACTCAGGAGCAACAGGATATACAGTGCTATCTAAAAAGTAAAATCTTAAATTATTTACAGGCTCTAAATAACCTCCGCTATCTAATGTCTCTATAAGGTTTCCTTGATCATCGTATATATCCAAATAGATACCACATAAACAACTTATTGTAGTATCAGGACATTGATTAGGTGTAGGGCAGTTACAGCTCATTAGTTACAACAACAAAGTGATTTTAAAACATCTATATGATCTTGAGCACTTACCCAATCAAATCCACAAGAAGCAAATTCTAATCCATCCATTACTACTCTCATTTTCATTGCTTTCATAAAAGCTTTATTCTCACACATATCTTTACAAGGAGCCTTCTGCATTCCACAGAACGCATCTGCTACAGCCTTACGATAACAATCCATAATAGATATACACAATACAACTATCTTCTGCGTATTACAGTAACGAGTATCACTACAGGCAGAAGTATCAGTATATAGAGTCCAATAAACACCAGATGTGTCGCTCTCAGGGTTAACATTAGTAGAAGATGTAACAGCTTTATAAAGCTTGCCGTTAAACAATACAATCGGTTGTAGAAACGCTTGATAATAAACATCTGAACGCCAGTTTGGATAAGTGCATAATTCAACAGAATAAATACCATCTGAATCAGTCCCTATAAATGAATAAGAAAATGTGTTGTTGGAAACAGCGTGAGAAGGAATAATAGTATATGTAATGCCTTGCTTATCTAATGGATATGTAACAGGATCATTTACTCTAATATCAGCTGTGATATAAGTGAATGTTGTCCCATCTCCTTTGGTGATAGTGATTTTTCTGCTTGTAAAGTCATCACTCTCGTGGCCTGGTAAATCGTTTGTAGTATAGTTAGAAGTATCTTTAAACGTAATCTTTTTACAATCACAAGATAATTCTAATGAACTACAGCCATCCGTTAGTAATGAAGCTTTAAATGGGTTATTTATTGGTGTTGCCATTTTATTTATAGTTACAAATTTAAACTTTTATTCAATACTTATTTTTTAATCGAACTTAAATTCATCTTCAAATTCTTTTTGGAAATCAAAATCTTCTTTAAATTCATCTCCAAATTCTTCCATTAATGAAGAATCAGACTCGATTTTTGGTTCCTTAGGAGTAATATTTTGAACTCCAATACCATTTATACTCATTAGGGTTAAAAATGTAGTCATTCCAGCTCCATGATCTTTAGATAGCTTTTTAATATCTTGCAAGTATAATGGAACAGTCAAATCAATAAACATAGATTTTAAGTCATCCTCTCCTTCTTTCTCTCCTTCTTCTTTTCTAGCTTCTTTTTCTGGTTCAGATAACCAAAGTGATTTATACCCTATTGATGCTGTAGGCGAAAGTTTATTTGTAAAGAAAGTAGTAATTACATCGCCTCTTGTTTGACCTCCATATTTTTTCCCTAATTCTTCTAGTTTACCTGTTGCTATATTTTTCTTTTCTCCTACTACAGCTTGAGCTAATGTTCTATATACTTGTTGAGTTCCAGCTAAAATATCAATTCTAGTATTTCCAATTCTTATTTTTGCAAAATCAGAACTTCTAGGATCTAGTTCAACCTTTGTATCATCATCATCATCTAAACTAAGTAAAAATGCAGTTATTCCTAATATTGTAGATGCTGCTCCAAAAAATCCTAATGTTCTTTTAATTGCTTGTTTTCTTGCTGTAGGACTCATTCTAACATACATCGATGGATTAACTCCAGTTATATTGAGTCTCGACCATAAAAACCTTGGAGAAAAGAATACGGCTGATAAAGCTGGAGCTGAAACTTCAAATGCTGTGCCTACTTTATTTTTACTACCTGTTCCTCGGCCTGTAGCATTATTAACATAATCAGCCCAGGATTTATATTCATCTATGTTTGTTTTTGGAGATATTCCAGAATCAGCCATTTTTTCAGCAACATCTAAAAATGCTTGAACTCTTAAGTTATTTAAAAACCCAGTATAAGCTCTTTCAGCTCTTCCATAAATATCAGCTCCCCATAATTTTTTACCAGATTTAAAAACTTTAGTTTTACCAAATAATGGTATTTTACTCATAAAGTTAGTCATGAATGCTTCTTCAGCAGCGGTTAATTTAGCGTTTTCTTCAGCTATATAGAGTCCACTAGCTTTCATTAATGGATAATATTCAGAAGATTTAACTCCGCTAAGCCATTCATTATAGCTTTTTTCACTCCACCAAAATTTAAACTGATTACCTAATTGTGAAAGTGTTTTTTTAGGATTCTGAGTTAAAACAAATATAGCACCCTGTCTAAATGGAGCAGAAAAGTCTAATGAAGCAATCAATCCTTTTGGAGCAGATATACTTCTAATAAGACCTTCATAAAATTTTTGTTTCCAGTCTTTATTTCTTTCTTGTGCTTTTTCGTATTCTAAGTCAAACTTGAATTTAATTTCTTCTCTTTTAGCTTTTAATTTAGCCGCCTCAGCATCTAATTCCAATAATGGAGATCTTTTTTTCTTATCAAAATCACCAGAACTTATTTTCTTTTCGAAATCTCTAATGCTTTGTTCTGTTCTTTTTTTAAGGTTAGATAATTTTTCAGCTTGTATATCTGCTATCTCTTCATCAGTTAATGGAATCTTAGATAGTTCTTCTTTTATTTGCTCTTTTAATTCTCTTTCTTTTTCAGTAAGCGCATCTCTTTTAACCTTATTCTTTGTTTTCTTTATTCCATTTTGAACATCTTCTAATTTAGAAAGGAGTCTTCCGACTCTTTTCATTTCGTTTATTTTCTTCTGTATTTCATCTTTAGACTGAGATTGACTTCTGCCATAATTTGTAATAGCATCTCTTATTTGTCTATCTGTTGCGTTGGGAAATTGTTTTTTAACTAAATCTCTAACAGCATCTACTACTTCATCAATAGTATTTGCACCATTTAATACAGCTTTTTTAATTTCAGATGTAGGTATTTTAATTTTTCCATCTTTAGATACAGCAGATGTTTTATTGCTGGATTCTTTTGTGTCTTTTATGTTCTTTACTACTTCTTCACTTTCAGCAGCGTTTCTTTTCTTTTCTAGTTCACTAAGTTTAGCATTTACCTCTCTTAATTCTTTATCTAATTCATTTAATCGCTTCTCTACATCGGCTGGTATTTTACCACCATATTGAGCTTTAATTTTAGCTTTTTGTTTAACTAAATCATATTCTGAATTAAGCATCATAGATCGAAGTCTTAAAGACAAACCTTGCTGATAACCAGTAATATTTGCCATAACTTCATATTCAGCTATTTTATCTTGCAATCTAGCTATCTCAGCTTTAGCGTCAGCTTCAGATATTGAATCATTTAAACTTAACGCTTTATTTAGCTTTTCATATTCAGAAGCTAAATCATTATCAAGATTTGCTTTATAATAAACCATAGCAGCCGTTTCAACAGCACTTAATGGTCTACCTTTCACATTTATAATTGAATTTATTAATTTATCTGGAACTACTTCCCCGCTTTCTATCGCGTTTTGACCAGCATCTAAAGCTTCTTTAATAGTCATTTTTTCAATCGCTTCAGCAGCTATTTCTTTTGACTCCTCAGAAGTTAATCCCTTTTTAATTCCAGATACTCTTTCTTGACCTTCAGCAGCTTCTTTTGCTTTTTCTATAAACTCGCCATTATTTGCATAGTTTACATAATCTTTTATTTCATTTGCTTCTTTGTCAGTTATTTCATTTTTAGCCTTTGCGTTTTTAACAACTTGATCTACAGCTTGCTTAACAGCTACAGTAACATCAAGTCCTGCAAGAACTAAATTTTTAGCTCCTTCAATTATTGCATTATAAATTCCAGGTGGAATAGGAATAGACAGTGCTTTTCCTTTTGGATCTATTTTAAGGCTATCAAATGCCTTTTCAATCTTCTCCCTTGTCTTAGCTCTATTCTCTCTTTCTCTAGCATTTCTATCTTCTTTCTGTTGTTCCTTAAATGCTTCTTCAGCTCTTTTAGCTTGGTCTTCTGTTGCTTTAACTCTTTTTCCGTTTACTATTGTTTCCCACGGAATTTCGCCTTCTTTAGCTCTATTATTCTTAGTAAACTCAACTTCTTGATTAAATCGAGTTATAATAGGCATACCTCTGTCATCTAACTTAGGTTTGCTTGACAGTATTTTAACTGTAGCTCTTTTAGTTTCAGCTTCTTTTTTAGGAGCTTCTGTCTTAGCTTCTGGAGCTCCTTTAACTTTATCAATGTAAACTCTAGTTTCGCTTGAAGTTTCCACATAGCGATTACCATTAGAGTCTGTCCTTATAGGAAGATTAGGTATTTTAGGATTTGTTGCCTCTCCTCCGAATGGTGCTTCAGCAGTAGACTGAACAGTAGCTGTTTTACCATCAGATGATACCTCAGCCTTGTAAGTTACCTTAGTTCCACGTTTAGTTTCGGCTTCTACTTCTACTGGCCCTTTACGCTCTACTTTCTCAGTAGTTGGTTTAGTTTCAGTTTTAGCTTCGGAAGTTTTAGTAATATCAGTTAATTCGCCTATGCCCATTCTTGAGATGCTACCATAAGCAAAATTGTTCATAGACAATGTATTATCTCCTGCTTTTAAATTAGCTATTTGAGAATCAGAAAAATATTTCTTGAATACAGGAGTATTTTTAATTCTTTTAACTTCTCCTTCTGTTAGTTTTAAAGATACTTTTTTTATATTTCTTTTTGCTCCTTCTTCAGTAGTTGGTTTAGTTTCAGTAACAGACTTGGCTTCTGTTTTAGTTTCTGTTTTAGGTTGTTTAATTTTAGCTAATAAATCAGGAGCTTCTTCAAATTTATTAGTTTCGTTGTTATATCTCCAAACTTTAGTTACATTTGATTTATCAGCGGTAGAACCTTTTGACATATTCTCTCCGCCTTCTATTTTTATTCCCCCAAACTCAACCATTACAGCTCCTTTCTTACCAAACTTAGCAGCGGATTCTGGAACACCAGCTATCCAATTGCCACGTTTAGGAGCGCCGCCTTCATAAGTTTTTTCACCAGAAGCCAAAGAATCAAATTCTTTTTCATCCATCGTTCTCCATCCATATTCTTCATTATTTAAAAGTTCTGGAGTGCTAATTAAATTGTCTGATGGATTAAATTTACTAGGCTTTGTTTTAGTTTTATCTACTTTCGGTAATAATTCCTTTTCTACAACGTCTATTAATTTATTTTCATTCTCAGTTCTTTCTGATTCTGGTTTTGATTTAGCTGAATTATAAGCAGCCGCAATATTTGTGCTAGGATTACCATATTTTAATTCCTCACTAGGTATCAAATCATAAGCCTTAAAATAAATATCTTGATTTTCTTTATTCTTATTGTCTATATCAATAGAATTTATTTCACGAGCTAAATCTACTGTTGGTTTAGCTTCAGCAGTTGGTTGTTGAGTTGGTACTTCAGTAGGAGTTACTTCTGCTTGTGGAGCAGTTTCGGTAACAGGAGTTCTAAATTTCTCAGCAGTAGTAACATCTGGCTTGAAATTTCTTACCGCTATCTTATCATCAATAGCAAACTTATCTAATAAACCATCAGCTAATGATTTCTTAAACTCATCTTCAGACATCCACGTGTCTTGCCCTGGTAATCTATAACGACAAGGTTTAGCCATCTTACTTTCCTAATTCTTGATCTATTAAAATAGGCTCACTTGTTCTGCTCAAACGAGCAATTAAATCTCCATATTCACCAACGCTTTCTACTTGAAGCTCAATAAAGTGATGTAATAGTGGTTTAAGTTTAGGACTAGATTTATCCCAAGCATCTTCATATTGGCCCAATAGATTCATCTCCATTTCTAATGCGTGCTCTAAGGCCTCCATTAAATCATCAATGTCTACATTTACAGCTTGTATTGTGCGAACTTCTATTTGCTCGTTCATATCATTCATAAATGCTTCAAGCTTATTGAAGTGCTCTTTCTCGCTATTAGATTCATCCATGAAAAACTTCTCAGCTCCAAAGAATCCAATAGTCTTCATAGTATTTGATAAATGCAAATAAGTATGACTAGCAGTTAATTCCTCAACTCCTAATTTATTTATCATTTCTACTTCTTCTGGTGTAAGTAATCTTTTCATTTTAACACTCTTTTTCTATTAAGTTATTATTTTCTAGGTTCTTTACTATAGTAGCAAAGTTAGTATTTATGTTTGATACTTTTTTATACGACACTCCATGTTTTTCCTGGAATGCAGTTTCAGCGGCAGTTTTTTCTTGTTTATTTCTTATCTTTTTAATATCAGATGCTTCACTAAACATTGTAGCTTCGGGAACAGCTACTACTTCTTCTGCTGCTTTTGTTTCAGTAATAGGAATTTCTTCTTGAATAGGAGTTTCTACTTTAGTTTCCGTAGTGATTGTTTCTTTAGGCTTATTTAATTCTTCTTTTCTTTTTTCTAAATCGGATACTTCTTGAAATTCTTTATCATTTAGAGATTTCATCTCTTCTAAAGTCTTATCTATTTCTTCTTCTAAAGATTTTATTTCTTTGTTTTTAGTGAAAAATATTGATTTTTCTCTTTGTCTATAAAGAGCATCACGCTTATCCATCAATGATTTAACCTTATTTGATAAATCAGTTCTTGCTCTGTCTGACTCAGTTCGAATATTTCTTATTTCATCATCAATTTCTTCTTGACTTACTTTTTCTTCTTCTTGAACCACTCCACTAGGGCTAACCTCTTCTTGGCCTGGTTCAGCGACAGGTTGGGTTTCGATAGGTTCTTCCCCTTTTCGCTCTTCACCTGGTATCCCTGCTTGGTCTTCTTTATCATATTCTTCTAGTTTATCAAAATCAATAGGTTCAGTAAATGATGATGGTTCTTCTTTAGATTCAGCAACTACACTAGGTCTTCCTTCAGAAGCTTCCTTAATGCTTTCGGCATCAAATTCAATTTCACCTAAATCATTTGTTTTAGTTTCTTTTTGAGGTTCTTTTTCAAATAATTTTTCTTTCTCTATCTCCTCATCCTGTTCTTCAACGTAATTATCAACTTTATCATTTGCTGCATCAATATCTGCTTTTACAGAATTCAATACTTCATCTACTTGTTTTTTCTTTTCATCTGATAATGAGTTATAAGCTTCGCTTTTAGTATTTACACTTCCAATACCCATACCAATACCCATCATATAGGTAGATATAACAAACTCTTGAACAAAATCTAAATCTCCAAACTGTTCTTTAACAGCATCGAAGAATCCTTTGTCTCTTAGTTCATCAGTATATATATTAGATAATTCATTACCAAATTCTTCAGCAACCTCCGTAGCTCCCCTTACATTTGCTTCTCCTGCCTTCTTAATTAAATTAACAGCTTGATCCGTTCTTCCACCAAATATTGATTGAACCATTGAATAAGCTCTATCTGCTGGTAGCTTAGACATAACAGCAGTAAATCCTTCAGATGCTAAACCTCCAGCAAATCCATTCAAAAAATATAATTCATCTTGAGTAGATCCAAACATTGTTCCTGCGGCCTCAAATTGTAAACCAGTTTTGATTGGATTGTATATGTATTTACCGTATCGAGTGCTTTTTAATGCGCCTTCAAATATGTTGTCAGCTCTCTTTATATATGTCGCAAGTTTCTCGGCATTCTTAGTTTTAGTAACTAAATTCTCCATTCTTGACACAGTCCTTAGAGAAGCAGATCCTACTTTTTTAGTTAGAATTAATGGAATAATAACACCAACTGTTGTTCCAGTCATATTACCCCATTGCTCACGACTCCAAAACTCTACATTTTGTTTTTCCTTTAAAGCGTTTAAGTAGTTCTCATCTACTACATCATCTTTGTCAAATCCTTCTTCTGCAAGTTTTTCTTGTATAGTTCTAGCAGCATCAGATTGAGAAAAGTAATTATCAGCCTTACTTGTTTTAGGAAACAGAAATGAAGACACTCCATTTATAAATGACTCATAGAATCCTCCACTTGATTGTGTGAATCCATAATCATTATTAAAATAAAGAGGAGCTAGTTTATTAAGAGTCTCTTTATTCTTTAACCATTCCTTTTCTGCATCAGTTAAAGAAAAATAACCTCCCCAATCTAATAAGTCTACAGCAGCTCTTTTAAATTGATCGTATAAGCTTTCACCTATTTTATTTTTACTAGCTATCTGATTATTCTTCTCTTGTAATTGACTATAAAATAAATCAAACTTTTGCTTAGGAGATATTTCCTTTGGAATAGCATTAAATATATTCTTAGCTGATTCAGTTGTGTTTACACCTACAGCTGCTTTCTTCGGTTCCGTTAAAAATACAGTTGACTTTAAAGAAGTCTTATCTTTTATTTCCTTCTCTAAAGTTTTATTCTCTTGACTTAATTCATACCATTTAGAATACAAATCTTTATAAGCTTCGCTTCCTTTATTAACATCTTTAAGCCTTTCTTTAATTTCAGATATATTATCTAAGTTTTGTCTTAATTGATCTTTAGAGTCTCTTATCTCGCTATTTAAAGAAGAAAACTTCTCATCTTTAAGCGTATTATATTCTTTCAAGTATTTAGCAAGAGTTCCCTCATAATACTTTCTTTCAGTTTCAGTTATATTCGTAGAAAACTTATATCCTCCATTTTCTCTGTCATACAACATCTTACCATCTTCAATAGCATCTTGAATGAAATCAGCCATCTTCAATGTAGCCTTGAAAGTATCATAAGTATAAGATTGAAAATCAGTCATCTTAGAGTATGTATTCAATGCTCTATCCAACTCTTTTCTCTTATCTTCTAAGGCAAGTCTATCTAAACTCATATCCTTAGAATAAGCCTCATTTATTCTTTCATTTATTATTTTTGATTGCTCAAAAAACTCTCTTGAATCATTTAATATTTCATTTACAGCTTTACCTTTTAAATCATCATATTTTCCGTCTCCAATGATTTTCTTTATTTGTTTTTGCTGTTCTAATAAGTTTAATATTTGATCTCCAGATAAACTGTTGTTCTTAGCGAACATCATCATTATATCTTTATCTGCGAAATTCTTAGCCTCTTCAAAAGCATTTCCTAATTCAGCTTTCTCAATTAGAGTAGAAATGCCTAAAGGATTAACTACGTTTGACAATAAATCATCAGCACTTTTTATTGTCTGTATTTTAAGAGGTTTAATAGTAGAAGCTACATACTTAGATAAATCATCATTTGTTTGTATAGCCTGAGCTTCTAATGCTTTCTCTCTTTTCTCGACATCCCCTTTTGATAATGGAACAAACTTTTTCCCTTTGCCACTTACATCTTTTAACCAATCTCCGTCTTTCTTTTGATACAAATCTGGACTTCCAGGAAACCTATAATATCCATCTGGTTTTTCTTTTTTAGAAGCATCTATTAAAGTTCTTTGTTCTTTTGTTGCATTAGCATAATTAGGATCGTATCCAAAGTTTATTTGACCGCTATTAGTATATCTATCAGCTTTAGTAGGCTCATTAGACTTAGTTAACTCAGAGAAGTTTAATCCACGAGTTATTGCCGCGTCTCCATTAGCAGTTAATAATTGATTTTGATTGAATTGATTTTGATTACCAAATGCGCTTGTTATTGCTTTCTCTGCCCCTTTCTGCGTTTTTGTTTTTTGGTCTTTTATCTTTATGGCATCTCTTTCTAATACAGCAATTCTAGCTTTAGCATTTTTAGTTATCTTGACAAAATTTCCTGTATTCTTTGCATCAACATACCAATCATTAGGCCCTTTTCTTTTGAATATAGCTCCAGGTCTATCTTTGTAAGTATAAAGTTCACCATCTGATTTTGGCTCCTCTACTTTCTTTTCTTTAGGCTTAATAACTACCTTGCCATCATTCTTGACTTGAACACGAGTGTTTTGATATTGTTTATTTACATTTTCTACTTTCTGCTTAACCTCAACGTCTTCTCCTTGAGGAACACCATCAATAGTAAATTGAGAGAGATCTATTTTTTCTTCTGGCTCTTCTTCTTCTGTAACAGATACTTCAAATTCTTCTATTGGCTCTTCTTCTGCTGCCGAAAATTGAGGAGCACCATCAATAGTAAATCCACTTAAATCTAAATCAGAAATGCTTGGAGCAACGCTTAAATCTATTCCAGCTTTTTCTGGAGTGAATACAGAATAGTTTTCATCACTTAAAGGAACCTCTGTGCCTACTTCAGCAGTTACAGATGGTTTCTCTTTATCTCCTTCTTGAACTTCAACATTTGGTAATTCTCCAATATTCTCTTCAACTTTTGTTTCTACCGTTGGCAATGTAGGTTCAATCTTAGATTCTTCTTCGGTTGGAACTGTCGCTACTTGAGGCGCAGGCTCACTATCAACTATGGGTTTAATTTTTACATCAAATTGATCTGGGGTAGTTTGAACTTCTGGCTGAATCTGTATTGTTTCTCCTTCCCCTCCTGTTTGTGTATTCATTAAATCTTGAGCCATTACTTGTGTATTTTATACAAATATAAGGATTGTATAGGTTTATTCATTTTCTAAGCTAGAACTAGAACTCCAAGACTCATAAGGATCTCCACCCCCTAATCCAAAGCCTTCTTCAGATTTTAATCCTTGGCCCCAATTTTTATCATTTGAGTTTATTCCAGATTCACTTGAGAATTCACTAGAGAAATAAGCTGTTCCAGGCAATGTTACAGGAGCCGCTTTTCCTTCATCATTTACTATGTAATAACTAAGTCTACCAACTGACTTTTTGGTAAATACCATTTTGTTAGGATTGAAATAATCTATATTATCACCATTGATATTAGTTATATCATTTCTATCTTTTGGATTAGGCATACCATAAGCTATTTCGTATTGATTAGTTTTAAACTTAGATCTATTCAATTCCATTGCTTTTTTGAATTTTGATTGAACATCTTTTGTTAAAGGAACTCCATCATCAAAATAATATTTTTTACCAGATAAATCAAGCCCTGGTAAATCTACAGCTCTAACAGTAGTTTGAACAGTTTTACCATTTTTATCTTTATATTTTAATTTATATCGAACAGACGCGTTATTAACACTTACTGGATTTTTTTCTTCGTAACTTGAAGCTTTTTCTCTAATAACTACTGAATTAGTATAAGGATCTATTGTGGCATTTGTAATACCATTTCTTCTCATTATACTAAGTATTTGATTATTGAACTTATCTCCTTTGATTCCTTTTTTCTTTAAGTCATCCATTATCTGAGCCATTGACTTGCCTGTTTGCTTATCAATAAAGTTCATCTGCTCATTTCTAGCTTGCCAGTGAGTTTTTCCTTCTTGAATTTTTCTATTATAATCCAAGTCAAATTGTCTTCTTCTTTCAGCTAATGCTTCTCTATCGAATGCTTTAGTTCCAAGTATCTTAGTGTCAAAGTCAACTTGCTCTTGTAATTGACCAGCAAAATAATCTAATGCAGCCTCTCTTTGCTCCTCGCTATATTTACCGCTTTCTATTAATCCATCAATTATTTGCTCATAGTCTCCAGTAAAGTATTTCTTAAATCCAGTTATAAATCCAACATGATCTATATCTCCTACATTTACTTTATTGATGAAATCAGCAGCTTCTTTCTTAAATGATTCTTTATCGTATTCTCCACCTGTTTTTAAATTAATAGGTGATTTACCCATTCTTTCAGCGGCTAACACTTGTTTAGTAACTTCATCAATCTGAGGAATTATGTTTTGATAAACTTTAGCCTTAGCAAATAAAGGCCCTAAATCAATTTTTCCAGATACTACATCATCAGCATTATTAACTAAAGCGGATTTTATTTGACCTGCAACATCAATCATTTCCTTAGTGACATATTTTTTTTCATCAGCAGCGTCCTTAAGTAATGATTCAGACCATCCAGAGTAATGAGTTAATTCTTTAGCCAATCCTTTTCTTCTTGCATATTCTCTTCTAACTTCTGGATCTTTTAAAAACGCATCAGAATTACCTTTGTGTTTATTATATAAATTATCATTCATCCAGTCCATTATGCTAACATTGAACTTCTCTTGATATTGAGGCGCAGTCTCTATTAAGTCAAAGTATTTATCAACGGCTGCTTGTTTGTCTTTTGCAGCTTGGGCTAATGCTCTTTTCCTAGCGTCATACAACCCCATAGGTAATAATGCTCCAGCTCCAGAGTAAATAGTTTGACTACCTATTCTGCTACCTGTAAATGTTCCTACGGCTATATCTCTTCCAACTTGAGGATAATAATCTTGAACTCCTAACTTTTCAATTACAGCACTAGGAACGTAACCCATTTGATTACTAGCATCATCGATTATTTTTTTGTCAATATCATCCTTAGTTCCTTGATCTCCAATATACGAAGGAGATCCTCCTTGTTCATTTCCAATATTATATAGAAGATTTGATTGAGCATTTATTTTTTCTTTCTCCTCTTCTTCTTTTGCTTTTTTAGCTAAAATTTCAACCTCATCTAACTCCTCAAGACTCTCTGCACTTTTAGTTCCTTTATCTAATATTTCATTTGAAGCGTCAGTAGCCCTATCATTTAAAATGTTTTGTAGCGCAGGACTATTAGCTACTTGTTCAGCTGTATATGTAGTTGTTTTTTGTTCAGGTGAACCTTCTGTGTCCTCTTTTCCTGGAGTAGATGACCAAAATGAACTAGGCTCAGCTCCTTCAACAATAGTTAATCCTGGCTGCTGCTTAGACTCCATCACTCTTTGTCTTTCCGTTTCTTCATTGAATGACGGTATACTAGCTTGTCTTTCAGCAGTTTTCTTCTCTATCTCTGAAGCTCTAGCCTCAGCTCTTTTCATTATTTCTTCTTCCTCGGAAGTAGCTTTAACCCTTCTATTTTTTGCCATGATTAACCTTGTTGTCCGTAAAATTTGCCACCACCCAAAGAAGCTAATAAGTTTTGCTGGCCAGCTTGCATTTGATTTTCTGCTTGAGCAGATTTTCTAGCAGATCTCAATAAAGCTAAATCTCTTGATACATCAGCCATTTTAGAAACTTGCTCTTGCTCCATTCCTAATGTCTGACCAACTTGCTGTCCATATTGACTAGATATATTAGCCATTCCTTGATTTAATAATTGAGCTAATATTCCAGTATTTACTTGCCCTCCTGCTCGAAAAGCTCCTTGACCATATTGTCTAGCCATTTGCTTAATAGCTGATCTAGCAGCAGTAGCATCAGTTCCAGTCTCTCCAGCTCTTCTTCTTCTACGAATCGTATTCAAAAGTTGACGCTCCATTGGACTTTCCGAAGGAGGCAACATGGCATCTGCTTTTTTTCTATTGATAGCTCCAGCAACCATCTGACCAACAGCAAATCCTGTTTGTGCAATTTTACCTAAGCCTCCAGCACCTTTAACTAGTCCTCCGATTTTACTTCCGATTCCCCCTCCAGAACCAGAGCCTCCTTCAGCTCCACTTGAATCTGATCCTTTATTTTTGGATAATGATGACGCTACTTGAGCTGCTTTCATAATAGTTATTGGATCCATGATATATTATTTTTTCAAATTTAACAATTATTTCAATGCCTTGTATTGCACCCCAGTGCTAGTTACTAAAAACTCTTCATCAGCACTACTTACAATCTTAAATATCAATACTCTTCCTTGATTTCTATAATGCGGTGCAACTACTGAGCGAGGTATATAACATTCATATCCAAAGTAATTTTTAATGCTTAATGGAACAGCTAAAGCATCTACTACAGAATCATAAGTATCAGTTTTATAATCATTAAATGATTTGTAGAAATAAATCTGTTCTGGCTTGCTATTAGAGTTAACTCTTATTCGAATAAACTCTTTATCAGCAATAATCACAGCATCAGATAATCCAGTTAAATAACAAGGAATATCATTTCCATTTATTATATTTCCTATTCCTAATTCAAACGTTCCATTATAATCTCCTTGATTCTTCATTCCAAAGAAATGGTTTTTATAATATAAATACTTATCGTAGTTATAAGTGCTTTGACATTGTAATGAGGCTTGCTGAGTTCCAAATATTAACGTATTAAATTCTGGAAATTCATTTCTTGTGCATACATTCATAACGTATTCTTTAGTAAGCACATTGAATCCACCACTTAATTTAGCTTCATATCCTTGACCAATTAAACTATTAAATCTTCTATTTAGTAATTCAAAGAATCCAGTCTTAGATATGTCTGTAAGCTGATTATCACCAAATGTATAAGCAGCAATTCCATTACAGAAAAACAATACATTTGAATATTCAGCCCAACTTCTCCACGTTTCATCATGCATACCAATGGTCTTATCTATCCAAATCTGATTAAGTATTCCTCCAGCATCAGATCCTACGGTAGCCAATTCATTAGCATTTATCTCTGTAACTACCCGTTTATCAACCATTAGCAAACAAACTCCGCTATCTGTTAATGCATAAAGATTATTTCCTTTATCGGAAGATAGTCCACTCCAAGCAAACTTAATCTCACCAGTATCATCTGAAATATCAAAATAAGCACTAGGTAAAAATGTCTTTACAGATGGAGTATCTTGAGAGTTGATAGGTCTTTTTAATGACCATATAATCCTAGTGCAGAAATCAGTTTCCTCTGTAAAGCCTACAGCTGGAATACTCGTAAATAATTCAGTAGTTTGACTTTTAGAGTAATCAATATTTACCTGTGGTGTAAATCTAAATCCACCATACACCCATAAGTTCCACTCATAACCATAATCATCAAAGTATTCAGTTATTAAATTATTATCATTTTCAAAAGTAGTTCTATCGGATGGATTGTCATTATTCCATTTATAAGGCCTTGGAATATAATTTATAAGAGGAAAGAATTGATCGCTATTAGCTTTATCTGGAGCCTCATTATTAAAAGCAAAAGATAAATTAATTCTTGTTTCAGCAGTCCACATAGTAATGAGCTGTCTTATTGTAGCTGCATCAAGCCCTAAATTATCACAGAATTGGAATCCATACCCATATTCATAATTCCAAGCATCTGAATTTTCCCAAACTGGATAAGTATCTACAAAATCATAACTTTTTAATGGGAATGGAGCATTCATAAAGAATTCATTTGTAGAATCTTTAGGATCTCCATTTTTATCATATTCATTATCCAATACAGCCCAAATAGACTCATTGATATATGTATCTCCTCCAAATACCCTTACTGGTATTCTATTGTCATATTTAACATAAACTTTCGATCCTGGAGCTGGAACAGTAAAATCTGTGTATCCAGGAGTTTCATTGAAATTTAATGTGAATACTTGACATATCCCGTCTACATCACCACTTGACTGAGTGCTTGTGTAAATTCCATAAATATCAAATCCATCCGTTACAACAGCGTCATTATAAACGCCAAATGTATTTAACGCAGTTAAGATAGTAGTAATAGTAGGCCCAGATTCAAATGATACATTCATCCATCTTCGTTCTATTTCATCTGTTCCGACTACATAAACAAATCTTTTTAAAGCTCCATAAGTAGATAATCCATTTATTTGACTAGTAATTTGAGGAATACAATCTTCCCATCTCTCAGATACAAGTGTAGCAGTCTGTCCATTAGATCCGTTAGACTCTAATACAAGTGATTTAAACTTGATATAATTTCCAGTGTATTTATATTCAGTAGTTAAACCAGGGTTTATATTTGAATCTTTAATTAGGTTTATAACATACATTGGCTCTCTCCACTCTAAAACCCCATCGTTAGTAGCATCATTATGACCTAAAATAGGATTAGAATGTCCATTCATTCCAAGCTCATTGTATATACTCTCTGTTAATTGTATTCTAAAGTAAGTTTGTCTTGTTGAATTTGTAGTTACATCATTTACCTCCAATATAGTGAATTCGTGATTACCACTTCCATTAGATGGAAACTCTGGAGCATCTGGAGTTATAGAATTAGTAAATCTTCCATAAGCTACATATCTATTGACAAGTAATGGATCGTGAACTACATCATCTTGTATTCCAGAATAATTACCTAGAACTGGATTTATTTGCTCTGTTGCTGTAGTTGTAAATTTATCTTTTATAACTCGCGCATAAGTGATAATATCAGCTCCTTTTCTTTTGTTTTCCAACTCTGGTTTTCTCGTGTTATAAACTTCAGAGAAATAACCTAAAGGAGAAACACACTGAATCTTATATCCAGCTCCATTATTATTTACTAAATCTTCAGCAATCTCTGGAGTTAACAATTCTAAATCAGGAAAATAAGCCCAAAATGAATCTACTTCTTTTTGAGTATCAGTTCCAAGGCCAGGATCAGCTTCAATTAAAGAATAGAATCCTAATCCTTGAGCTACAACTCTATTTGCTGGATCCGTTTGAACAACTGAAAATCCATCAGCCCAATCAGGATAAGTATCAATTCCTTTTAACGCAAATCCTTGAGCATAATAATTAGGCCCAAAAGCAGGAGGCGTATAATCATCCCAAAGTGGGAAATCAGCAGATTCTGAATTTATTGACACTCTGTTGTTAACAGCTTTATTTAAATCACTTGTCGTATCATTTTGAGAAGTAGGATTCATAGCGTGATAACCGTCACCTCCACCATCTCGGTAATTGTATCTTAATGGATCACCTGGTCTCTCCTCATCTTGACCTGTTTTTGAGACAGCATCTTCTAAGTCAAATACTTCATGAGTCCAAGATACTTCACCTTCTGTATTAGCAGCTCTTACAACTCCTTTGTATGATGAATCATAAGCCTCACCACCTTCATCCATTAATCCTCTTCTTTCTGGAAATTGAAAGTTTGTAAAGTTAGGGACTTCAACAGCATAAGAGGCACTACTATTTTTATCGAACAAAACAACTCCAAATCCAGTTTTTTCACCACGCATATTACTTTTATGCATAGCAGCATTATAAACGTGTTTATGACCAGGCTTTCCTAAATTCTCTATAGTAGCAAACCCTGCGTCATTCTCATCAACAAAAGTAATCTCATTAGATATGTCTTTTTGATAATACCCTATATTCATAAGGTATAACTTCTGATTGAAATATCTTATTGATTTAGCTCTTCTAATTGGGGATAAATCAGTTGATTGTTCTTCTAGTGTCAATATGGTAGCTCCAATAAAATTAGCTTCAGCTCTATCGAAAACATCAATTACATTCATTCCATTTATTATAGGAATCGTAGCTATAATTTCAGATACAGGCGGATTAGTTAATGGATCCCCAGCATACCAAGAGTCTCTTCTTAATTCTATTGATACAAACTCAACATAGTTCTCATATCTCAATCGGATATGATTTCCATAAATAGTGCTAGATGAAATATCTGGATTACTTGAAAATGTTTGTTGATGTGGGTAAGAATACAATGTAGCACTACTATTTTTTCTTACAACAGGTATTAGTTCAGTAATAGGAGAAAAATTAGTTCTTTCACCTTGTGCGTCTACCATTCTATAAGAATAAGAGTAACTACCTACACATAATCCAGATGTTCCAACTACATAATCATATCCAGCATAAGATACATCTTGCTTAATAAATGCTGGCTTATGAAGTGTAGCAGATGGAGTAATGACATAAGCATCAATATTAAATGATTCAAAATACTTTTCAGTACATTCAAATCCATCTATCATCCCAGAGTTCTCCATTAAATCTTTAATAGAGAATACCATAGGAGTTGTATTGTTGTTAGTTACATATATCTCTCCACCTATACAGCTCTCATTTTTATCATATTGTAATGGATGAAAAATATCGATTGGAAAATCTTCGCTATATAACACAATCTGACCATCTATACGCATAAATGGAAATTCGCCAACAACAGATGAAGCCCATATCTCTACAATATGACCATTTACTTCTTGAGCCATCATGCACTCATATCCAGCGAATGTCATACTTCCATCACCAAGACATCTGTTGTCAATTAATGGATATAATGATTCTTCTCCTTTTATTTTTTTCTTAGCGTAATTATCTCCATCCATAGAAATACTACGCATATTCAATGCATCTACGTGCTCTCCTTCTTCGGAGTTTCCAAGTATCTCTTTATTGGTATCAGAATTAATTCCTTTCTGATAAGTCTTAATATCTTGTGGATGATGTTGTTGCTTCATTACTTTTTCTTAAATGGAAATCTTTTATTCAAAGTGTCTTGTCTTTCAGAACAGCCGCAATCTTCTTTTCCAGCTGCCTTAGCTACAAATTTAGCAACTTTATCCATAGTAGTCAATTTAGCTACTTTAGCAATTACATCTCCAAGACCTCTAAGCTCTTGTTTTTGATTCATCACCACTTAACTTTATTGGCCCAAAAGGCCGCACTTAATTTACCCTTAGCTATATTCTTAGCGTGACGAGACTTAAATCTTTTTCTTCTATTTGCATAAGCTTCAGATTCTCCTTCTTTCTTTGGAGATCCTTTAACTCCTTGCTGTCCAAATCGAATTATTTTCTCAGTTCCACCAGAACAAGCCTTAACAATATGAGATTTCTTAGGGTGACTAGGTGTGCTCTTTGGAGAGTTACACTTCATTGCTTTTTTATTTACTCTTTCAGCCATTTTATCTATTGGTTTTTGTTTTTAAATTCAGTCATATAAAGATAATCAGTTTCGTAATTACTTTTATTTTCAATTGAATAAACAGTCATATCTATTTTATAACCAGGATTAGATTCTATTCTATTAAATGTCCAAGCATTATCATTCCATATAATTCTATTGTTAGGATATATAAAGAAGTTGCCATTGTCCATTTTAAATACATGACCGCATTTGTGCTCTGGAGTTTCAGAAAAATTAGTATCTAACATATTTCTATTCTCATGCGCCCAATCCAAAGTGAACATATAAGTTCCTCTTCTTTTAACTCCCGATATTGATATTAGATCAGCACTTAAACCAAATAATCGCTCTCTAATTTGAACATCTATATAATTTGAAAAACAATCCCAATAGACATATTCTGTCAATGGTAATTTTTCAGCATTCTTCTTCCATACAAAAGCGTTTATAGGCCTTCTTGTCCAATTTACACCATTCTCTAAAAAAGCTTCAAATAAAGGAACTCTCTTTTGAATTGACGCAACAGAATGAACATCTGCTAAAGTAAATTCATCATGACCTTTCTCGTGATTGAATAAGAACTCATTTTTTATATAACAAGTTATTGTTGGAATATTTGCATTCAAATAACTCATTAACTTCTATATTTAGCAGTTTTTTCTCTTATCTTCTTCGGCTGAGGCACAAATTGTTTACCCATGGCCTTACCAATTCTTTTAGCTCTAGTTGTTGCTGCATATTCTTGAGGTGTTAATGCTTCTCTCGCTGCTTTAGGTAAATATCTTTCTCCAGTTTCAGAACTCTTCTTTCCGCTCTTAGTTCCCCATTTCTCTTTAGTCCATTTAGCCAAACTATTGCTAGATGACTTTTTACCTACATATCCTCCGCCTTGTTCTTTATATTTAGCTACAGCTAACTGAGCCTTTCTAGCAGACCATTGTCCAGGATTACCACCCTTGCTTCCAGCTTTAACAGAAGCAACAATTCGGCTCCATAAACCAGGATTCTTTTTCTTAGATACACTCATTAGTAAAATAATAACAAATATACGATAATTATTATTACATTTGTTTTTGTCGAGTGGTAGCGACATTTAAGAAATTTGAAAAATCCCTATAATGAAGAGACTACCACCTCGGATTTATAGGGTTTTTTATTATGGAAGAAATTTGGAAAGAAGTAATTGGATACGAAGGACTATATGAAGTATCTAATATGGGTAGAGTTAGAAGTGTTGACAGATATGTTAATTCTGGTGGATTAGGAGATAAAGATAGACTATCTCTCAAAAAAGGAAAGATATTAAATTGTAGCCCAACAAAAAGGGGATATACTAGAGTTAATCTATCAAGAGAATCAAAAATAAAACAAGAATATATACATAGATTAGTTGCTGTTGCATTTTTAAAGGATATAAAAGGAAAAGAAAATGTTAATCATATAAATGGAATAAAGAAAGATAATAGAGCTTGTAATTTAGAATTTGTAAATCAAAGAGAAAATGTATTACACGCTAAAATATATAATGTAAATAAAAATTGTCCATTTGTATCATATCTTAAAAAATATAATAGATACGAATCATCTATAATCATAAATGGAAAACCAAAGAAATTAGGTAGATTTAAAACAGAAGAAGAAGCATTTAATTCTTATGTTAAGGCATTAGAAGAGAATGGACTTGAAAATAAATACATTCTGCATAGATAGCATTATTTATGGAACATACTCGAGATATACTCGTTCATTGAATCCTTTTGTTTAGAATCCATTGACTTGATACGTTTTCTAGCTTTGTTCCAGCTTCCATTAGTTAAGTCATTTAACTTCTGATAAGCATCAGTCCACAATGGTCTATACATTCTAGGATCTCTAGCTTTCATAGCATTATAGAACTTTTCTTCAACATAGTCAACTACAGCTCTTTCAAAAAAACGTGGGATAATAGGCATATCGCCATTCTCTACTCCCATTCCATTATATACGATTCTTAAATAAGGAAACATTCCTGTTTCTTTACTAAGCATAATAAGTCCATTTTGAACATTATAATAGAACTTCGGGCCATAATAACCTTGCATATTTCCAGTATATGTTCTTTGATTAGGTTGGTAAATATCAGCTCCATTACTACCATCATCTTTCACCTGTGCTGTATATCCATTTCCGTCACTCGTATTATTGAATAATCGTTTCCAATAAATAACTTGACTCCTCATTGGATTACACAAAGTTCCATTGTAACCATAGATTTCACGAATGTTAAATACATTCTTAGGCATTTGATGCTGATGATTTGTAGGCATTTCAATATCCTCTTGAATTGTCAACCAGAATGTATCAAAAGATAATTCTTGCATAGCATCTTGTATACGAGAGATATACCACCCTTTTGGAAATCCTTTCTTATAATCAGTATCATTCACAGTTGCTACAATTTCAGCAAGTAAATGGTCTATGGATACAAAATCGTTAGCTGTCATTATTGTTGTTGTGTTTGTTGAGTATCAGGTAAATTAACTGCCCTATTAGCATACATAGAAGTATTTAATTGAGCTTCATCTTCACCTTCATTTGCATTTTCTTTAGGCATAAGCATAATGAATTTACCTAATTGTAATACTTGCATCATTAAATCTTGAATCATCTCATCTGGCAATGGAATCTCTTCATCTATATTACATAGCTTTTTAGGATCCAAACTAGAACGAACTGCTATCTCTACATCCTTAACAGGAGCACATTCAATACCTAATAAGTAAAGTCTGTTTACTCCAGTTCCATTAACTTCGTGTCCTATTCGATAGAAATAAGGATTCTTTGAACTAGGCTTCGTGTATTCATCACCATATAGATTTTGAACACTTCCAATGTTTACTGGTTGAAACCATACTTGAGCAAATGAAGGGCCTTCACAACTACAAGTTTCCTCGTTGTATGTAATGTAAATTACCCCACCATTGTTAGGTAAATCCATTACTTGCGTTGGTAAATCAATATACTTTCTTCCTTTAGCGTCAGCGTGAACTGGAATGCTATCAAATGTTGAAGTAAATAAATCAGATCCAGTAGCCAATACTTGCTGGATTCTAATTCTATTAGCGACAACCATTACCCAATAAAGAACTTGATTAAATGTGAAATCAGCATCATCAAATGTTGCATTGAAGTTCTTCTGTAAATCGTAAACTACATATCTATACGTCATCTTACAATACTGTTAATAGTTGTTGAATGTCTTGAGCAGAAACACCATATAGATTTGTTTGATCTCCTTGCTTATATGAAATGTAATTCAATGCTTTATCGAATAACAATTGAAATACACTATGAGGGAAATTAATCTCATCCGCTAATGATGTAACTTGTGTAGGCTTTTTAGCCCAAAATATCGTAACCTCTTCATTCGGCACAGATGGTCTTATTTCCAATTCCTGCGTCAAATAAGAAGTTGAAGTTCCTTGATAATTAATAGGAGTCAAATAAGCATATAATTTTAACTCATCACATATTTGATTTCCTTGATAACCAGCTTCAAATGGATTGTCATAGTTAACAGCCCATTCTTCTAGGTTAAGTCTCTTACAAGATAATTGAGATGACAAATGAAGTTTATTAGGTAAATAATAACTTCTTGTATTGTCTGGAGTAGGAGGAACAGGAACTCCTGTTATCTGCCTTGTTACTGGCTTTGGGTATACAGCCAATATAGACCATACTTCACTTGGAAATACAGTCAGGGAAACCCTGGAGGTGTCGCTAGCACGAAACACCCCCGAAGTTGAAAGTTCCCTAAAAAATTCTTCGCCAATTTTATCCTGTCCATAAGCAGCGTTAACTACGGAAGTAAGCCATTTAACAGAAGCATTAATAGATGGAATAATATCCATATCATCTCTATAATGATCTGAATTCTCAGCATCTAATGCAAATCTTATTTGATCTCTTAATTCCTGGACAGTAATCATAATTAAGCAATTGTTTTTTCAATAATAGTTCTATCAGTGCTTTTATCAATAGTGGCTTTTTTCAAGCCTCCGTAAAGCAAACGTTCATGTTGAGCAATAGCTCTCTTGGCTGTTAACTCAACCAATTCTCTACGCATTCTTTCTGGACTTTGACTAACTGAAATACCTTCTTGTTTAGCTCTCGCTATAATCTGCATATCAGATAATCTTCCAATAGACTGTTGTGCTTCAACCATTTTCTGAGCCCAAGTAGAATCAATATTCATGGCTGACTCCATGTTCTCGTAAAATGCAATCCCATATTGAGAATGATTACGTAAATAATCAACAACCTCTTGAGATTGAACTTTTACAGATGAAACAGAAACAACTTGTATTTCTTTTCCGCTTTTTCTTTTAGTTCTAATCAGTGGTTGGAATTTAATAGGCCCGTGTGGTGGCTCTGATTCAATTCCTCTTTTCTTGTCACCATGAATAGAAAAGTTAAATGAGAAAGCAAAGAATACTACTGGTTGCTCTAACCAATCATCTTCTAAGTCACTCACATACTCTAAATCATCATCAAGCTCTCTCTTAGCTGTAGCTGTCTTTAATTTGTTGATTTGAGCAGTAAACTTCTCTTCCATCTCTCTCATCATTTTTTCAACGAATGATAATGGAATAGATTCTTCTTTTACTTCTTGCTTTACTTCTTCTTTCTTCGGTTCCTCAATTTCAAATGAAATACCAGATTCTTCTGCGTTCAATCCTTCAAATACTGATTCTTCAGCTTGAGGGGTAACGTCTTTATTTTCTTTTTTGATTGCCATTTTTATAAATTTAATAATTAAATAAAGGGGGAGATTTTAGCCTCCCCCAATATGTTGTGGATCTTAGTTAATATCCAACCATGCACAAGCAAGTGGGTTATGGAATTTAACACCCATGTTACAGTCAACCCAAATGTCACCGTAACGCTTAGGAACTCCATCCTCCAATTTAAGAGTATCACCAGAACGCTCACCCCATAATTGTGTTCTCTTGATGTTTTTCATATCAAGGATAACAATACGGTTAGCATAAGCACCAGGGAAAGATGCTGTATCTTCAAAACGCTTGAATGGTACAAGAACGATTCTAGAAGAACCTAAGTTAACTTCTTGAAGATTCAACAATGCGATCTCATCATTAGGAGCGTAACGAGTTAATTGCTCTTTGTAAGCCAAAGATAATGCACGGTGAACACGTGGAGTCATGAACGCCATACGAGCTTGACCATAATCACCATATTCAGAAGATAATACCATATCCTCAAATGCATCAACTAAAGTAGCAGATGTAGCAAGAGCGTTAGGAGAACCAGCTTCCAACATAGATGTAAATACACCACCAGTTGTTTTAGCAGGAGTACCGTTAGCTGTGATAACCTCACCTTTTTGTCCTGTCCAGAATGCGTTAGAAAGGTCAATTCTGTGTTGGTTGAACATTGCAGTTCTTTCCATTTCTAAGAAGTTAGAAGTAGTACCCATGTTTTTCAACTTGTGTAATTCAACTTCAGAGTAACGGATAGCTTTGTTGAACAACTGGATGTAGTTGTTACGCTCGATTGTAGAAGCGCGGAAGTACTGAGCGAAACCGTCAGAACCATCGTGATCTACAGAAGATACGTTAGCTAATACATCATCAGCCAATACAGCTGGTAAAGTATCACCATTGTAAGGAGATACAGTGATTTGTAATAACGAAGTATCTACATTAGTAACACTACCTTTTTGTCCGTTAGGATAAGAGATAATTGTGTTAGTTGAAATGTTATCAGTAGAAGCTACAGAAATAACTTGTGTAGTTGGGAAAGATACAGCAGCAGAAGCAGCAGTAGCCAAAAGAGGCTCTCTTTGGTAACCCATCTCCTGATAGAAGAATTCGTCAGAGTTAACTTGCTCAGCAGCAACCATATTCAACAATTTCAAATCCATGAACTGTTGTGGAGCAGCATCAAAGATAGCTCGGTTAGTTAATTTTTGGACTAACAATGAAATGTCATGTCCATACAACGCAGCATACTCCGAACCTACGGAGTTAAAGTTCTGGTTTAAAAACTTAGAACTTGGATCATTATATAACGCCATTTTTTCTTTAATTTAAGCGGTTTGTAAATAAACTATTTTATGCGTAAGGATCATTTCTAAACATTCCACTCAAGTGACCTACCGCTTCTTTATTTAATCCTCCGCCTGGGCTAGAAGATTTTTGCTTACGAAGCTGCTTAGGACTTGAATCGACTATTTTTTGATTCGCCTCACTTTCACCTTGCCTTTTAGCTGCTCCTTTTACGGAATCCAACATTTTCTTGCCATACATAGCGTATGCAACTAATTCAGCTGCATCATCCTTATATGTTCCATCAGCATTCATAAACAGATTATCTACTTTTCCCTCAACCAAGAGAGTCCTAATTTTAGAAACTTCGGACTTACTGAAGTTAGGGTAAGCCTTACCTAGATTTTCTACGGAAAGGAGTGCTGTCTTCTTCATATTCTGAAATTCAGACTTCTGTCGTTCCAAGAACTCCTCACGCTCTTTCTCTAGTGCTTGTTTGTCTTCACTAAATAATCGTTTTGTTGAACTAGCTAAAAGCTTTATCCTATTATCAAACTCGCTTTCTGATATGTCACCATCCTCTAATTCGGACACTAACTCATCATATTGCTCGCCAAAATAATGCTGAACAAGGCTCTCAGTATTTTGATTTTTAAAATCTGCTGAGAAGTCCAGTCTTTCTGAAGCGTTAAAAGCTTTTGTATAATCCTCTCCGTTGGCCCACATCTGAACCATCATACGAATATCTTGAGGCATAGCCTGTAAATCATTCGTTAGAGCATCATACTCTTTCTTTATCTCACTTCCTTCTTGTGCTTGCGATCTCCAAGTATCTACAGATGAAAAGAATTTAGAAGCATCGTTAACCCCAAACTTTGATGATATTAAATCAATCATTTCTTTTGGTGGCTCAAAATTCAACTTAAATTCTTTTGCCTTCTTAGGAGCTGACATAATCCCAAAGATGTCCTCAATCTGATTGTCATCTTCTTCACTATCATCATCTTCCTCCTCTTCGTAATCCTCATCCTCATCATCTTCCGATGCTTGGCTGCTTGACTTTACCAAGCTATTAACCAAGTCTTGATACTCCTTAGAGTTCGCAAAGCTAGGATCCATACTAGCCAACGATTCAATTTGTCTTAGCTGCTCCTGCATCTCTGGCTCTAAGTTCTCAACCACTGGCTGATTCATTAAATCCTGTGATGCAGACTCAAACTCTTTTTCAAAGTTGTTATCACTCATAACTATTTATTTAGGTTCAAATTTAACAAATTATTGAATACCTTGATTTTTAATAATATCTCTCTCAGTTTTAGCTCCTTCTTTAAGTGCTATTTTCTCCATGTCTTGCTGATGTTGTAAATCCATCATTCCAACTTCTTGAGCTTGCTGATCTTGTTGAACTTGCTGAAGTTGTTGAATCATATCTGCTTGTTGAACTCTTCCTTGTGCCATTCCTTCATTAGCAGCTTTATCAGCCATTTGTTGAGCCATCATCTTGTCTCTACTGAACTTGCGTAATGCATCAGCAACTAAATCTGGACTAGCTCTATTGAATAGATTAGCAAAGATTGTTTGATCTATCAATCCAGCTTGTAACAACGTAAACAACAATTGGTTTGCAGAAGCTACCCCTTGCTCTGGAGTTTCAGAACGCTTAATGAATATTCTATAGTCTTGTAATAAATGATCTTTAGTAATTTCTATCCTTGACATTCCTTCATCACCAACCATCATAGCTAACTTTCTTGGATTGTCGTGGTAGATAGCTTTACCAACCGTTGCCATGTGTTCGTATGCTTGCTTCAATATAGAAGTTAAGGCCCAATAGAATGGTTCTTGAACTAATGAACCTCTTTGAATCTGAGCTTCAATTACACCTACAAGAACATCACTACCTCCCTGGGTTCCAGTCATTGCTTCATTTACACCAGTAACATCTTGAATAGATTGCTGAACAGCTTGGATAACCTGGAACATCTGTAGAGTTCCGCCTCCAATGTTAGTTCCATAAGTTCCAATAGCATTCTGAACGGAACCTACTCTGTCTGTATCTACAAATATTGGCTTAGAAGAGTTTATGTTTCTAGTAATATCGGCTTCACCATCTCTGTCATCTACAGCAGATTTAGAAATAACTGTTCCTGTTCCACGCATATTAGCCATATGAGATTCAACAACAGATAATGTTCTGTTTAAGAAACGCTGTGGATCAATTACATCATCTAGTGGAGTTAATACTTCCCCTCTATCGTAGATATACGTGTAACACTTGTAAGGAAACTTAACATTTGCAGGATCATAAAGATTCTTTTCTTGGTAAGGTAAAATACCATACTCTAGAATTATATCTCCAGAACCATGACCTATCTCCTCTTGTGGAATTATGATACAATAACGAATTACATCAACATAAATGGTATGCTTCTTCTTATCGCCTAATTCTTCTTTATGTTTTTCAGTTACTGGCTCAATTAAATCTTTGTCTGTATATGGTGAATCAGGATTATTTACCATAGTATAGTATGGATAACCATATTCATCTACAACCCAACCATATTCTCTTTTCTCAATATCTTTCCAATAAACTTCGTAAACAGGAACTTTTCCACCAGGAATTGTGTATATCCCATTTACAATTTTATGCATTGAGTTTTGAGTATTAGAATTTGAATAGTTTTCAATCAATTCTCTTTCCTCTGGAGTTATCTTTTGATACTTCTCAAAGATACTTGGAGAATCCATATAATACCAATCATGCATAAATTCAGCATCGGATAAGTCAGGCTTCTTAGCAGACATATCCCAACCAAAGAACAATGGGTTCACTGACTCGGCAACATAATTATCTCCAGCCTCATAACCTTTATAGATTCCTAAACCGCAAATAGCTAAGTTTCTAGTAATCTGAACTTTTAACTCATCCATATTGACTTCATTAGATATGAATTCAATCAGGTTGTTTATGTCTTTTTCGTATGTTTCAACGAATGTATTGTAGAATAGCTCTTCTGTTTCTAATTCTGTATCTTCGATTGGAGCAAAGTTCTTAATAATATCCTTAAAGAAAGGCATAGCCTCAGCAACTTTTTGAAGAGCCTTCAATTTAGCTAGTTCTTCTTCTCTTTTATTGATTACGAAATCAGAAATACATTTAGCTTTAGCGTCATAAGAAAGTCGAATAGCATTACCAACATACTGCTGAACCATTGGCTTGATAACGTTCTTTGTCCATTTTAATCGGTTACGAACATCTCCAGATTCATCTAAGAAGAATGCTTCAATATCCTCATCAAATATCCACTGCCCGTCTTGACCTTTATAGAATGACCAGTTGATTAAGCATCTGTTTATAAATCTTCTGTAAATGTAATTACTCATAGAAGACAAACAGAATTTAGCATATTCTCTGTGGTAGTGCTTATCCTTCTTTGAAGTTAACTTGTTAGGTCTTATTCGACCTGTGCTAAACATAAAACTCATATCACCTTAGTATGTCATTAATTCCTATTAAAACCTTCTTCTTTGTTTTTCTCTCTACAGCTTTTACTCCGTAAGAAGACTCTAAAGTTTTTACCATATCTGGAAGCTCCGAATAAACCTTCACAACCAAATCTGTATATTTTTTCTTTTCATCAATATCCATCGTAGCAAGAGTCTGTGAATCTAACATAATCATATCATTTAAAATCTCAAACATATACTGACTCATCAACTTTGCTCTAAGCCTGTATTCTGGATTAAATGATTCCATCTTTTTGATTCCAGCTACAATTTCATCTGGCACGTTTCCTTCAATCATCTCAACCAAATCTTTCCTTTGATCGTAACTCTTTCCATAAACAAGCTCCAATGCTTTGTGCAGCCTTTCTCTCTTGTTGCTCAGTTTGTAGATAGGACTTGTTCTATTTCCTAACAACCAACAGAGTCTTAATTGTTTTGGCTGAAGAGATTTAAACTCATCTATTTCAGCTAACTCTGGATACTCAATCCTTAAATCACCATCTCCCTCTAACCCAAAAATAGTAATCTCTACTTCTTTTTTCTCCATAAAATTATAAAAAAATAGGGTAGGCAATTTTATACCTACCCTACAAAGATAATCAAATTTTAATTAGACAGCAGGACATCCTAAGTAGTTAGCTACAGTAGCCCAAGATCCATCAAGGATAGAAGTCAACTTAGTAACTGTTGCAGCAGTTCCAGCATCACCAGAGTTCAAATAAACAATAGCTTGTACTGGACGAACAACTTGAAGACCATTTACGATATTGTTACGAAGAAATCTTCTGTAAGTAATGATGTATCGGTTGTAAGTTCCTGTAACCAATGCAGCATTAGGAATATACTGAAGAACCTCATTAGTTGTTCCTACAGGAGAAGCCCAAGCAGTAAAATCAGCAACAGTTGCACCAGCAGGAGCATTAACTGTCAATGGACCAAATCCAGCAGCATCAGCTGTAATACGAACAACGTCACCAGCTTGAGATGTAGCGGTAAAATAAGCATTAACATCAGCGTTGATACGAGCGATAAATGCAGCTTGTAATTCAGCAACTGTAGCAGTAGCATCCAAAGAAACTGTGTAAGTTCTTGTTTGGAAAATAGCACCAGACTCTTGACCTCCTCCGAAGAAGCTTTGTACGTATGGAGCATAAACAGTTAACACATAAATTCCGTTGTTAAGGATTGTAACACCAGTTAAATCTACATCAACTACGTTAGCTGTACCAGCAGAATAAGCATTGTAGTCAAAGTTGATTAAGTCAGAAGCTTTAAGCACAAGAGCAGCAGCACCTGATTCATCTTTAACAGTTAATACTCCGTTAGCCAATACTACATCTGTAGCAGCTACAGGCGTGTTTAGCAATAATGCTGAATCAGCATTGATTGTTGGTAATTGAAAAGTAATTGCCATAATAAATTGTTTTAATACACTGAACTAAGTTCTGTGTGGTAGTTAATAAAAATAACATCACCTCACTGTGAATATTTGGCAAATATAGTAAAAAAATTAAACGAAAATTTTTGGGTTTGGGTTGTTTCTTTTTTTTTCTTTTCTTTTTGAGTAGTGTATATGAGATATATATATTTATATATATCGAAATATATACTACGTTTTTCTTTCTTTCTTTTGGTTCTTTTCTTTCTTTCTTTGCTTTTTCTTTTCTTTTTTTTTCTTTATTAAATTTTTTATCAAAAATGTTTGGAATTTAAAAAACATTTCTAACTTTGTAGAGCGATGGAAATGACACAAAAAAAATTTATTGGTTAACAAAAATTAGCACCCCATCTTTTTTCATCGCACCAGGGGTGCTTTTTTATTTTGAGTAATATGGAACAGTTTAGAGTTGTTTGCGTAAACGACAAAGCTAAACCAACTGGATATGTTGGAGAGTGGCTTGAACAAGGTGAAGTCTACACGGTGATAGATGCTAAGTATCTTATGCGTCAAAGAATGACCATTGGATACAAGCTAGCTGAGATAGATATGGATCCTAATTCTGAATATCAATACTTTTTAAGTAACCGATTCAGACCTTATACAGATGAAGACGCTATGATGGAAGTGGCTCTTGAAGAATTACTTGAAGAAACTTATGCTGAAACGCTGTGATTGAAGTATTTGAAGAATTAGATAAGTTTAGCGGTATTGTCTTCAACGAAGATGCACACACCTATCATTACGATGGGACATTATGCACTTCTGTAACTACAGTTATCGGAAGATACAAAGAGCCTTTTGATACTCAAAAGATAGCTACAGCATACGCAGTGAAACGTGGGTTAAGTGTTTTTGATGTAATTGAAGAGTGGGAAAAGAAAAAGAATGATGCGGCAACTAAAGGAACTCACGCACACAAATATGCTGAATTAAAGTTTGCTTCTAAACAATATGGTGTAACAGAAGGATTAACAGAATTGTCAGAAATATTACACAGATTGTTTAATATGATTGACACATTTCATCGCGACTGCAAGGGCAGATTGATTCCTATAAAGTCTGAAATGATTGTTGGAGACAAGAATAGGCGTATATGTGGAATGATAGATCAATTATTTTATAATGTCAGGGCCAAAGAGTTTCAGATATGGGATTATAAGACTAATAAAGCTATAAATAAATCCAACAATTACAAGAAGAAGATGACTAATGGTTTATGGCATCTAGATGAGTGTGAGTTCAATACATATTCATTACAGCTCGGCTTGTATAAGAAAATAATTGAAGAGAACACAAATATTAAAATCGGAAATTCATATATTTGTTGGATTAATGAGAATAATCATACATATAAGCCGATGAAAGTAGCTGATATGCATACGGAAGTTAATCATATTTGGAGTTCTTTAGCCGCGTGAGCACATCGTCTAAATACTCAAGCAATAAGTTAAAGCAGGTTATAGAAAATAACACTCAGCATTTCATTATTAGATCTTATGTTTCAGCTGCCTTTGAGTATGATCGAAAAGTATATGAATACCATCTTTATTGGTATAATGCAAACAAAGGAAAATTTGAAGATATGCATTGCTACCAATGTATGTCATTTAAACAACTAAATAGAAAAGAAATCAAATACTTCAAATCCATATTAGACGAATACAATAAAGTAGTTGACAATAAATATGGCTGTATATGGGAAAATAAAAAACTAGGATTTAATAAAACCCTAGTTCATATTAATCAATTAAAATTTGACTTTTAATTATTTAGCTTCTAAAGCTTCAACTTTAGCAGAAAGATCTTGGATAGCTTTAACAAGAATAGGAATTAATTTACCATAGCTTGCCTCAAGTTTCTCTGGATTCTCTTCATAAACAAGTTTAAGAACTTCTGCTTTTTCAGCATCTTCTTGTGCTTTCTTTAAATCTTGTGCTATGAATCCGAAATCAGCTATATCATGTCTACCATTTTCATCTCTATCGTTCCATACAAATTCAACTGGTCTAAGCGCTTCCACAAACTCTAAACCTGTACTTAAATCTTTGATGTCTTTTTTATCGCGCTCATCAGAAAGAGATGTTATAGTTGTTACAGCAGCACGAATTACAGTATGCGATGAATTACCTAGTGTGATAGCATTACTTGCGGAAGATGTAGCTGGCCTAGAATTAGCACCTATTAAAACGTTATTATTACCAGATGTTTGAAATGTAAAAGGAGCAATAAAAGAAGCCCCAGCTCCTGCACCGATAAATACATTATCATCCCCACTTGCTAATGATCTTCCAGCTCTAGATCCAAAATAAACATTTCTATTTCCAGAAGTTGTTAAACTTCCTGCGCTATCTCCAACAGAAGAATTATCATCTCCTGTTGCTAATTGATCGTTAGCAGCAACACCTACTGCTACATTATGCTCTCCATCTGTTAAATAATACAAAGAGCCTATTCCTACAGCAACATTTGACTGAACACTAGAATTAACCGCTTCATGAAGAGATTCTTGACCAATAGCAACATTATAGCTAGTATCTTCTGCTTTATTCATGGCTTCAAATCCTAAAACAGTATTTTGTTGACCTGAAGTTATAGCTTGACCAGCACTTTCTCCTATAATAGTGTCTTTTATATTTGGAGAACTAATATCAACTCCATTCACTTTTACGGCTGTTAAAGATTGAGGATATATATTATCCACATAAAAATCTGATGTTGGCATTTTATTTTGATTTTAAAGTTTGTAATTCTTCTGATAACTCTTGAATTGCTTTTACAAGAATAGGGATTAGTTTTCCGTAGCTTGCCTCTAACTTCTCTGGATTCTCTTCGTAAACTAACTTCAATGTTTCAGCTAATCCTGCATCTTCTTGACACTTCTTTAAATCTTGAGCAATGAAACCAAAGTCTTTAATGTCACGTCTACCATTGTCATCACGTTCATTCCACACAAATTTAACTGGTTTCAATTTTTTCACAAAATCAAGGCCTATAGGTAGTTCTTCAACTTCTTTTTTATCCCTAATATCAGATAATGATGTAATACTTGTTACAGCACATCTAAGAATATTATGTGAAGAATTACCTAATGTAATTGAGTCACTTGCTGTAAGTGACGCTTTTAAAGCATCTGTTCCTATTTGAATATTATTATTTCCTGTTATTTGGCCAGCATAAGATATAGAAAATTTACCTAATATTACATTATTATTACCACCTGAAAAAGCCCAACCCGCATCTTTACCAACAAATGTATTATCATTTCCGCTACCTCCTGAAAATGCATATCCAGTACTATTACCAACAATTACATTACCATCTCCCGTACTTGTAAATTGACTTCCAGCTCCAAGCCCTACAAATGTATTTCTTGTACCACTTAGTAAATTTCCTCCTGCATTTGCTCCAAGAGCCGTATTAAAATTACCAGTTGTTATTTGTAATAAAGAGTAAGCTCCAAATGCATCATTTAGAATACAGTTTGTTGCATCTTTTAAAGCCCAAGAACCTACAGCTGTATTTGCACTACCTGCATTAAGTTCTAAAGCTTGATGTCCTACAGCAACATTATCTGTTTCAGTTGTAACTGTTTTTAAACTTAAATTTCCCAATGAAACATTACGAATTGCAGTTGTAATTGCTTGACCTGAATCTTCTCCTAAATTAACATTATTTGTTCCATTAGTTGAAATTTCAATATCATTTACTTTTACTATATTTCCAGTTATAGGATATATATTATTTATATAAAAATCACTCATTTTATTTTATTTTTAATTATTTATACTACTGTTAAAGTTGTACCTACAGGCACTGTTATACTAGCTCCTACACATATTGATAAAGGGCCCGTATATTCAATATTTGCGTTTTCTGGAAGAACAATATCTTCACCAATACAACCAACGATTCTGAATCCGTTAGCCCATATAGATGTTCCTAATACTTGCTGATTACCACCAGCATTTGATTCATTTACTAAGTAAGTAATATCCTCAATGATATTAGTCTCCATTGAATTATCCTTATTACCAAACTTTTTGAAATAGGATTTTTGAATGTAATTTGACATTTTATTTTGATTTTAAAAGTTTTACTTCTTCTGATAACTCTTGAATTGCTTTAACCAATACAGGAATTAATCTACCATAACTAGCTTCTAATTTTTCAGGATTCTCATCATATACTAATCCTAAATAATCATCATCTACTTCTTTTAAGTCTTGTGCTATAAAACCTAAATCTTTAATATCTTTCTTAGCACCATCTCTAGTTTCCCACTCAAATGTAACAGGTTTAAGAGATTCAACTAAATCAAGACCATATTTAGATTCTTCAATATTTTTTTTATCTCTAGCATCAGAAAGAGAAGTGATTGTAGTAACAGCAGCACGAAGAACAGATATACTAGAGTTACCCAAAGTAATAGAATTAGATGCTGTTGCACTAGCTTTAGTAGCCATAGATCCTATTACAATATTATTATCTCCAGAAGTGGATGAAAAAGCCGAACTTACTCCAATAGATATATTATCATTACCTGATGAAGATCCACCAGATGTAGCCCCAATACCTACATTTGAATCCCCTGATGAATTACCTAAAGAATTATATCCAATAGCAGTATTGTTAACTCCTGATATATTAGTAAGTAAAGAAGCGACACCTATAGCTGTATTATACTCTCCTGTTGTGTTATCTCTTAACGCATTAGTTCCAAAAGCTGAATTAGCTGTTCCCGTAGCATTATTCAATGCGTTAACACCTACAGAAGTTGAAAAACTACCAATAGAAGTACTTAATCCGCTTCCTTCATGAATTTTTATTGTGCTTGCAATAGGTGAATCAATAGAAACACCCGAAACGATAACGCTTGTTCCAAGGTTAGGATTTATAACATCTGACTTAATTTGATTTAAGAACTTAACATTGCCTGTTGACTGTGTTCCAATTTCATCAACGAAAAATTGACTCATAATTATTTATTTAATTTTTTACAAATATACATTAAATATTAATCCATAATTTTAAGGATCTTCCCTGTATTCTTATCTACTCTAGCCAACTTCATTCTATAATTCGTTTCCTTCGATTGAACATATCGCATAACTACTTGCTTCTCTCCTTCATTACCTCTTATATTCTCTGGTTCATATCTAGCGTGAGCCTGTGCGTTGATATACGCAAAAGTTATAGCGAATATAGCATCATCATAGTCATATCTGGTATCTGCTGCCTGGTATCTTGTCTGCCTATGGCTAGTAGAACTCTTCAGATCTTTCTCTACAAAGGTTTTTAGCTGTTCCCATATCCAAGGAACATCAATATTATTTGCATAAGAGTCAATCATCTCTTCCGCTTTAGCAATAATACGTGGAGCAGTGTTAGCTTTGTTAGAAATTCCAAACCATTTACCTCCATACGTCTGAAAATACTCTGGCAATTGGGTATTTGCAGTGAATTTCATCTTAAATCCATGTATCTCCTGGAAATCTACGTGCATATCACCGATATTATTCTCTACAAGCTCCTTAACCCCTCCTCTTCTCTGCTGATCGTAATATAAACTCTGTAATAACACCTGTAAATAGGTGTATTTAAACTTTTTATCCCTATGGAATACTACTGAAGATACAGAATTTGTAAGCGCATCCCATATTGCACTACACATCATAGAGTGTCCAGTCTCAGAGTTGATGGGATCGGTTCCTTGATACCACCTATTCTTCCAAACTTCGTTATCTGGTGGATGATGTATGACAACAGCCGTAGTAGAAATGTCTTCCCTTCCCGTTGTGGGAACCCATCTAGCTCCAATTATACGATATTCCGTTATTAAATCAGGAGTTGGTTGTGAATGATCCATTATAGGTTCAAAATATCCATACTCAATAGGAACATCTTTACTGTATATGTCGTTTAATCGTTGGTTACAGGTATGTATCGGCACAAGAGTTCTTGCTTTCCGTAGGAACATATCATCAATTGTGATTGGATAATGTTGGTGAAACTGCACTTTAGCAATTTCTCCTTTTTTGGTTCCCTCAAGTGCCAAATAGGCTTTACGCTCGTTGTTGATGTGCTCATCATTAACTCCTCTTCGTGCGTATGCGTTGAAAAATAACGGTATGATTCCATATTCATAGTTCTTTTCTTTCCATTGTGATAGACACATTTTAAATTCTGCCTCAAATACAGATCCTCCCTTATCCATTTCCCCTCCAGTTCCCCAAGCGATAAACTGCTGTTGCATCGTCATCTTCTTAGTTTCTGGGTTATACTTAAATAAAGCAGGTCTACCTTCCCTCATCATCTCGCCAAATATGTCAAATAGACCAATCTCATCGATAAATACTGCTGATGGAGATCCACCATTGATAGCATCTACCTGTGGGCTATCTACCTGGAAGCGCGAAGCACCCCCATCATCTCTACCTTTTTTATCTCCTTTCTTATCAAAGGACATTACTTGATCTGTCCAGTTCTTTACTTCTTGAGCTAGGTAATCTGGAATCTTTGTATATGTCCACTTTACCTTATCTCTAAAGATTTCTATCCCCTTATCTTTTGAGTGAGTAACGAATTTAATGAAGTATGATTTGTTGAGGTTTACTCGCTTCATTCCTGCAAGACACATTGTCGTAGTAAAACCAATCTGTCGGGCCTTACCTATCATCATAGAATATCCGCAATCAAACAAATATAACAGAACTCTTTGAGCTTCCCAGGCTTGATACCTAAGCATACCGTGATCTGCCTTATCTTCCTTTATCCATCCGTATTTATTACAGAAGTAAAGTGTGTTATCGTTGCATCTGGTAATTTCACGAGATAGGAAATCATACTGATCCTCTTCATTGTCGAAGTCAGTAATGAGTGTATCATCTTCTAGCCATTGTCTGGCTTGTTCGCAATAAAGCTCAAAGCTCCTGTATTTAATCTTGTTCTGCCAACCAGAGTTTATAGAGTCAATCCAATCTACAAATTCCTTTGGATAATCAAACTCAGCGTGATTAGGCTTCCATTGAGATGTCTTTACGAGCTTTGTAACTCTATCGTCTTTTTCTTTAAGACGCATAAGTCAGACCTTAATACTTTTTCATTGATTTAGTCTGCTTAACTTTCAATGATTTTCCTTTTGGCATTTTTTCCATTTTCTTTTCTGCCATCATCATTTCTTTTTTCTTCATGGCCGCAGCCAACTTTTCTTTTAGATTCATGATTTCTTCTTTTTAAATTTAGACATAAACTTTTCTTTGGCTTCCATCTTTTTAGATTCGCCTTTCTCGTGTTTCATTTTATCTTTCTTAGAAGAGTATTTCTCTTCTGCTTCCGAGCCACCATATTCCATGATAGCTTTTTTAAGTGCCATTCCTCTTTTCATTAGTCGCAGTATTTTTTATCTTTAGTATTCTTATACATCAACTTAAAAGGAACCTTAGAAGTTGGTGCTTCATCTTTAAGGTCAGCAGCAGCAGGTGGTCGACCTTCTACCCTTCCCTTGTCTACATAGCTTCCATTCTTTTTAGGATTAGAAGCGTAATACTTATCAGTTTTCATAATCTTTTTTTACAAATATAAGTAATTTTAATTACCAATTATTATAAACACAAAACCCTGGGCTTTCAACTCCAGGGCCTTATGCATAAACCTTTAAATATGAACGATACAAATATAATAAAAAACCCTAACAGTCTGCGGTAGCTAATCGCACTTATTAGGGGTTGTTACTAGTTATATGGTTGTTTATGAAGGCAACGTCTTGCACCCATAAAGCAAGTCCACTTTCCCAGTAACCAAAAAGTCCAGTGTAGTGAGCAGATCTTACGGTATGCTGTCTGGAACTTGGCCTATGTCTATCTCAACACAGGGGGGAATAAGTTATTCTGAGCGCGCAGTTCTAATGAGATGCGGAATAACAATAAGCAAATATAATAAAAAAAGGTAGCTATTAACTACCTTCCGACCAGGGTTACCCCAATCCATTTGTTTGAATCAAACGATTCTTTGTTAGTGAGAATACAAATATAATTAAATTTCTATATTATCATAATATTCTTCCAAATCTATATTCCTCCTAGGCATTCGATCAAATTCCTTTACGCAATAGAACATCTTTTTTATCGTGCCCTTATAGAAGTATATAGGGTTAATCATATAAGTCCTCCTATTCTTATCCATAGTAAACCGAATGACATCGTGCGCACACAGCTCAGATACACTCTTCATTACATAACGCATACTCATATCCGTCAACTGCTGAATATCCCTTAAGCTATAATTCTTTAAAGCATTCCCATAGTTCATTTGTTTAACAAAGAACCGAAGCATTTTATTTGTCGCTGGCTTTAGCTTATCCATAATATCCAGAGACTCAGAGAAGGCCACCATATACCTCATCTTCTTTCTTCTAAATAAGTTTTCTATCAGGACATCTACTTCTGAATTATACGCCTCGGCCAACTGATTGAACTGCCCTTTCTCATCTTTGTAGTATAAGTCAAAGTGTTTAATCTTCTTGGCTAATACCCTATCAGCTTCTAGTAACAGTAAATCAAATACAATGTTATTCTTCTCCTTCATTATTTTCTTTTAATGTGTCATTGTAAATCAATCCTAATTCGTGTTGACAATCACATAAGTAATATGCGTGAGATTCGCTCATAACAATTAATCCGTTTTTAAATACATCAACGCATATTCCACATTCACAAATATTGTTTTCGCGATAAATCTTTTTACCTACCCTATCAATAAACCATTGTAAATCTTTCATTCTTCTGATTTTAAATTTATAAATCCTTCGAAGTCTAATAAAGGAAGGTTATTCCTATCACAATGGACACAGAACTCAGCATACTCCTGGGCCTGTTTAATCTCCATTTTTTGAGCACTCTCAATATCATTCAATAGCAGAACTCCACATTGATTAATGTGTTTCTCGACTAGCCAATCAATAGCTGTTTGATTATTTTTTTCTTTCATCGATAATCTTCTCTACGTTTAACTTTATTTTTTTTAAATTAGAGAGATTCATCTTATGCCTGCTGTGCTCATAGAAGATCATACCATTCAACGCCCTGCTAAACTCTACCACATTCATACTCCCCTTCAACTTATTACAATCCCCGCAACATGGTACCTTATTAGCATTACTCAATACCCCACCACGACTCTTAGGATACAAATGATCCACAGTCCTACTATAATCATCTAACTGCGTCTTACAATACGCACAGACAGATAAATCAACCCCTCCCTTACTAATCATATCCAACAAAGATAATAAATAATCCTAATACTTTGTTACCACCTCTATGCGTAAACAACTTGTTACCACCTATAACCAACTAAAATCCCTATCCCCATTGACTTCTAACAAAATCCTCTATATACTGTTTATCCCTAAAGATATAAGCAAGAAAATCAATGATTAGTTTATAATACTAAGTTATGTCGGTTATGTAATAAACGATATTACTTATTATGCGTAAACGTAGCTCACCATCCCATAGTACTATTACCCCTCCCATATCCTAATTCCCCTACACCAGATATAAGTATTTCATCTATTATCCCTCCTGGTTTTTTAATTATCCACTGGTCGTATCAAAAATAAATCTGTATTCTTCAAGGACTTATACGTAGTAACCTATCCCCTCCCTATTCTCAAAGGAAAGTCAATCTCAACAATCACTTGCATTGACTTAACTTAACTATCTTTGTTTCAGTTAGTTACATTCACTTTGTTAGTGCTTGGATCCCCTTTATTTTTGCTCTTATTTATTGCTAACTTATTAATTTTCAGTGCGTTATATATTCTTGATGATATGCTGAGAATAATAATTGCACACTTTTATTCATTAATTATGAACATACCCACCTAAAATATGGTTTAATCTTGCATAAAAATATGGTAACAATACGTCATTTAATATCTACTATTTCACTGCAAAAGTCACGTTTTTTGTGCTGAAATCAATAATTTTTAGTGTTATTTAAATCATTGATTATCAGTTAGTTAGCTAATTTATATCTAATTATTTTTAATTATTTTTAAATTTTTTGTTATCAATTCAAAATTTATATATATGTTTGTATCGTCATCATTGGTTAACGAACTACTAAAATGAATGACACACACGAAAAGACTAGTTAACATATATTCTTGTTAATCTCGAAGTTTACTAGTTGTTTAGGTTAATCCTAATTAGTTCCTATCTTATAGGCGTGTGAAGTTCTTTGTTTATTGATAAGATAGCGTGTAAAAAATTAAATTTTAACGGGTAGACGCTGCACCTAGTCCATGCAAGTTAACACTAGTAGAACGTTGTGAAACGTGGCTATAAACTAACATAGGGATATGTTATGGTCTATTGCTTTGAAAGAAAGTATGCATCTAATCGCGTATATGTATGGGGGTAAACTATGTTTACTCAGAACGCTATTAATATAAATTAATAAACGAAGATAGGTTAACACCTTGAAATAGAATAGAAAAAAAATTCGCCTTGTTTACTATGAGTAATTAACTTCGAGCGAAACGAAGCGAGGCACTAACCAATTAATAAACACAAAAATGAAAAACAAAACAATGGGTGCATCTACACAAGTAAAGAAAGTTGTTAGAGTAACGGCAACAAAGAAAGCTATTCAAGTGACTAGCAAAAAAGAAAAAGTAACCTACTTATCTGAAGGGGTAACGGGCAAACAAATGATGACTGCTATTTATGACGCAAATAATCGCCATAAAAAAGACTTAGGGTCATTGAGTCAATGTTTGAAGAGAGCTATTGAATTCGGCAAAGATGATTTTACCAAAACAATAAAAGGTTTTAATGTAAAAGACTGCACCCCGAAAAACTTAGTGCCGTTGCGAAGTGCAAAGAATGCTTCTAAAGAAACGTTTAGCGTTTACGAAGTGTTAATGTTAATCAAGAAATACTACCAAACAAAATAATTAATTACTAACTTTTATCAAGCCTGTAGGGATTCCTATGGGCTTTTTTGTTTTACCTAAATTAATAAAAATGAAAGCAAAATTTCACAAAAACTTTAGCTTGTCTGGATTTCAAGCTAACAAAACTTATATCATTAAACAATCGGGCAAAATAGAATTTAACAAGTTCGTGCCTTTGAGTTTACTAACTAAACTATTCGATGACATCGAACAAATATTATATTCAAACGATACGATAACTATCGAGGGGGAAAATGACGAGCTATTCGTGGGTTCATACGTGAATATAGGAACGACAAAAAAACTAGGAGCGTAATGGATAGGAGCGTATTTTGTGTAGTGGTTAACGCGAGAGGAACGGAACACGTATGCGAAGTGTATGCGTGTTCTATCTTCCACGCAATCGAAATACTATACAATGAGAAAAATTACAGGGATATTCAGCCCGATCGAACAAAGTATAAACAATTTAAAAGAAAATAAAATGGGAACTTTTGTATACCTACTAGTGCTCTATTCAGTAGTAGCAACATTGAAAATTATTTACCTAAAAAAATAAGAGAGATGAAATACGTAAGAATGAAAATCGAAAATGAATTTATGAGTAACGCTAATTATGAGGCATGGATTCATTATTCAGATAACGGAAAAGCGCAAAAGATATTTGCTAGAATAAATGGTATAGATGAGAATGGATACTTTCAAGACCTATTAGGTAGAAATCAAGAGAGTATTATTCAAAAAGAATTTGAAACGATTACGGAAGCTTTTGATTGGCTAGAAGATAAATGTAAAGAATTAGTTATCGAAGAGCTTACACACGTATCACGTAGAGGTAAATGGGCACAAGAAAAAATAGACTGCATAAATGATATGGGATTTCAATTATAAAATAAAATGGATATAGTTCACGTCAAAGTTACATTTGAAGATACATTCTCAGGTGCAACAACTACTAAGGTAGTAACACGAAGCAAAGAAACATTTGAAAAGATGAAGAAAGGAATCGGATCCATAGTATCTGTATTCGAAAACAATATTCATTGGGATTGGAAAGTAATTAAAGTTGAACAAGCATAAATAAAGTAAGATGGAAATAGATATAACACCACTAAAAATGTTTAGGTGGAAAGCAAATGACTTCGGAAACAATGATGATTACTGCTCTTATTATGCAAGGGATTGCATATATTGCATAGATAAGGGAGCTTCATCTTCAATAACCGAACAGCAATTAACGGAAAGATTTATTCAAGAAAGTATGCGTGTACTTAAGTGGAAAGAAGAATCCAACGGTGAAAAATTAACTTGGAAATTAATTAAACATAAAGATGGAGAGTACTCAATTGAATATTGTTGTGTTGACTACATAGATGATTGGGAGCGAAACGCTTCAACTTTAACAACACTAGAGTTTACAAATGAAAATGTTTTTCACATAATATAAAAAAAGCAAGATGACATTTATAATCTATTTAATAGTAACGGCAACAATTGTTTTTGTTCCGTACTACATAGGGAAATTAGCTAACAAAGTATTTCCATTAACAAACGATTGGTATGGGCACTGGTATATAGGCTTAATGTATTGTTTTATGGTATCGGGCGTAGTAACATTTATAATCATAACATCTAACGGAGTAATCAACTTAATTAAATAAAGTAATATGTATAAACTAATCTGGAAAGGCGAAGAAATTGACACCGCAGACACAATGAAAGAAGCTATCTCTCTACAAAGAGAATATCAGATGGCTTATGGTGGAATAGTAACTATTAAAAAGTCAAGATGACAACAAGTCAAAAAATCATCACTATCATTTTGCCCGTAGCTATTGGAGTTACGGGTTTTTTATTAACCAATATACTAAAATAAACTAATTATGAACACGATTGCAAAAGAACTAAGAGACTTACTGCCTCAATCATTCGTTATCAAGGCAGAACTTGACCATCCACAATGGAAAATGTATATTAACTTTATTAATTCCGTTGGAGGTAGCTACAACGGAGACTCAGCAGAACTATACTATGGTTTGAAATATGTGCCTGATCTATCAGCAACATACACAGTATCATACAATGAATGCGAATCATTTGATAGCACTATAATAACAATGAGCGAGCTATTAAAAATAGTGGGTATAGAAGAAATACTACCAGAAATGGTGACTACCTACGATGGCGAAGAACATCCAAAACATAAATGTGTTCAGATACACGAAGATAGCCCACGTCACGCAGAAGAATGGGCATTAATAGAAGAATGCACATACGCAAATATAAATGGTGGATACGCATTACACGATCACGTTATTCATGTTCGCGGTGGAGATGTAGTAATAGAAGGAACTGAAGATATAAATTGTATTGTATGGAGTGGATTCGAAGAAGAATATTTAGATCAGGATAGTTCTGATGTATTATTCGGTTATGTAACGGATAGAAGAGGAACTACATACGAAGACTATTTCATTCGCATATACGATACTTGTGAGATGGATGGGGATTATTATAGATGTAATGATTCACTCAGAAATCAAGGCTATATGTATTCAGAAAGACAAGATGAATGGGTGCATGAGAATTATTGGGATTCAGATATTCACGAGTATCAAGATGAAGATGACGAGGCTAACAATGCTGGATATCATTCGCTACCTAGACAAACTAGATTCGATTCATCTGCAAAGTTCACTGTTGGATTCGAGATTGAGAAAGAAGATTCAGATATGGCAGACCTTGACTATGATAGACTATATAGAAACACAGGTTGGATAAAAGAAAAAGATGCCTCACTAGATGATAGCACTGGATACGAGCTTGTATCTCCTGCATTCAATCTATTCGATGACAAAATGGAAATCGAGATAGGCAAGAGTCAGGAGTTACGTGACCTTATCAATGCAGAACATTCATCTGATTGCGGTGGGCATATCAATCTAGGTTCAACAATATACACTACCGAACAACTATTCGAAGGTATATCTGGATTCTTTCCATTGTTCTATTCAATGTATGAACATAGAATTGATAAGGACTATTCTAAAGCTAAGAAGAAACACGAATACTATAACAGAGACAAGTATTCATCTATCTATATCAAGCCAAATGTGGTAGAGATTAGAATTCCTTCAGCTGTTAGAAGCGTTAACAATCTACTATGGCGAAGAGACTTAATGAGAATCATTGTCGACAACTTCAACAAGTCTGAAATGCAAGTGCTTAGAATGTTAGCTAATACAAAGTCTAAGCTACACATTCACCTTAGACAAGTATATTCTTTGGATCAAATGATTCAGAAGATAGAAAAGTTTATCAAGTATTCAGACCAATTCAATAACAAGAAATTACCTAATGTAAATACAGCTAAGCTAGTAGATAAGAAATCATTAGCAGCTTAATTATTAACTAAATAAAACTAAATAAAATGTGTATAGCAATTCTTAATACAAAACAAACTACTCTTAAAAAACAATTACTTAAAAATTGTTGGGAGAACAATGGCGATGGTGCAGGTATGTTGTATATCGACAACGACAATCAACTTAAAGTATTCAAAGAAATGAAGAGCTTTAATACGTTCTATAACAACTACATAGACATCAAGCAAAAGTATGGTAAGCGTAACATTGTATTGCACTTCCGTATCTCTACTCACGGCAAGATTAACAAAACAAATTGTCACCCATTCCTTGTTGATGACAACTTAGGATTCGTTCATAATGGTATGATATACAATGCACCTACGAGCACTGAGTATTCAGATACATATATGTTCAATGAAACAATACTCAAGAAGTTCAAGCCTGGATTCGAATACGATGATGACATACTAGACTTATTAGCTGAGTATATCGGCAATGGTAGTAAGTTAGTATTCCTCAATTCAAATGATGAGTGGGCTATTGTTAATGAGGCAGCAGGACATTGGAATATGGGCTGTTGGTTTTCTAACTCTTCATACAAGCAAGTCAATGATTGGTATGACTTCGGAGGTATCAAGAAGCAAAAGTCTACTGCTAAGAAAACTACTCCTACATTCGATAGAACATTCCATTGGACAAGTAATGAGAACTATATCAGTGCTCACCAATCACAATACTGCACAGGCTGCGATATGATGCTTAGTGGCTTGAAAGAAATAGAAGATGGTATGTGTGCTTGGTGCAAGGAAGAAGAATCAATTAGAGAGCTAGAAGATATGACATTGGATTGTGAACTATGTGATGGCACTAATGGTAAATACAATCACTATTACAATGCTTTCACTTGCGAGGAATGCGATAAGTATCTAGGAGCATAAATCACTATCCACAAATAAATAAATAATTATGGCAAACAACTGTTGGAATTACGCAGTCTTATCGGGTGATAAGGCTGCATTAGATGAGATTCAAGAACGATTCTCTAAGTATGATGACACAAATTACTTCACTGAGTTTGGAGATATTGTGCTTAAAAAAGAAATGAAAGAAGACTATTCATCATTAAGCTTCGATGAATACTACCAATACGGAACAAAGTGGTGGGATTTCAACATAGATGAAAGAACAGACAATACGTTAATCATATCAGGAGATAGTGCTTGGAGTCCACCTCTAGAATTACTACGTCAAATATCAGAAGTGTATAACGTAACAATAGAGGGCGAATACAATGAATGTGGAATGGGCTTCGGAGGATTCTTTGTGTGTGAAGATGGTATCTTATCAGATAATGAAATGACTTACTTTGAATATCAATTAGAATCAGATAGAGAATGGGCTATCGATGAAGTTATCAATAACTTACAAGATTGGGATGAAGAGTTTGATGAAGATGCTTACCCTCAGCTTACTCAACAAGAGAAAGAATATATTAAAGAACAATTAAAGAAAGAAGTATGAAAACATATTATGTAGTTCAGTATAACGATTGCTACGGCAACGGAGATACTCAATTAGAGGTAATTGTAGAAAGCCACGAAGATTTTATTAAGTGGTTAGAAATTCATAACAAAGAAAGAGCAGACTTACAAGACATAGATGTTGATGATGATGACTTTTGTTATGAGGGTGAAGATGAATTCGATTTAATACCATTAACATTATATAAAGCATGAAAGACTTATTTGAGACACCAGAACTAATACCTAATAATGTAATGAGTATCCTAGAAACATTCGAAGATAATACATACGATGAATGCGATAGAATACAAAATGAATTAGAGCATATAGGATATACATTCGACTACTACCTAGATGCTGAACCTTTTAATCTTAGAAAGTTATGACAAATGAAATGAGATTAGATGCTATCGAATTAGCATTGAAAGTTAAAAGAATTGAATTAGATAGACACCTACTGCAAGCAGTAGTTCAAATCGTAGACTTAGTAAATGAAAAAGGATACAAATTAACTATTAAAGATTTAAAGCCATGACAGAACAAGAAGCTAAAGAAGTATTACGCAAGGCAGGATACTTTGTGGATAATCTATGGCATATAGATGACGTAGACTTAGATGGGGCAAGCAATGAAGATAAAATGCAGATACTAGATGATGTATTTTCTAGTAGACATCTTATCTCAATGATATTCGAATCTATTGCAGATGCTAAAGACTATTATAAATTCAAAAAACAAAACAAATGAGACAACAATTAATTTATATCATTGAAACTTATTCAAATGATGATTTAACAATTAATGATTGGGTTGAGATTGCTATGGAATCAGAAACACAATTAATATCTAGAGTTCACAAAATATTAGAATATTACTTTAACGAAAATCAAACAATATGAAAACATACCACATTTGCTATCTAATCGGAAATGAATTATGCTCAGGGATAAATATCTTAGCAGAGAATTACATTCACGCAATCGTAGAGTTCCAGGATAGATTTAAAAATAAGAAAATCATTTATGTAACAGAACTATTAGGCGCATGATACGATACATACAATCAATATTATCATTGATACTAATATGGATAACGTTGAACACAAACGTAAATGCATTCGTCAAGGTAATGATAACAATCGTATGCTTAACTTATGTAGTAACATTATTAATTTCATTATTAGTCAAAGGAAAAAACAATTAACTTAGTATAAAATGACAGAAATGACAGTATTAGAATTATTACTCGACTATCTACCTTCAGATTATGTAGACTGTATTGTAAATAATTTAGAAGATAGAAAAGTATTAGAAGATGATGCATACTCAATAGAAGGAGAGATGATGTCGCTATTTGATTGGGCCGACTCAAAGGAAGGCTATGACTTCTGGAATCAAGTATTCCATTACGTATTAGGTAACTCAGAACTTCCTCCACTACCAATTGTAATAGACTATAAACCATCTTCCGTTATCTATGCAGATGATGTTATCTACGTTATGAATGTAGGCAGCACAAACATTAACATAAAGATGAATGTTGATCTTAAAGAACTGAATAAAGCCACTAATCAGAAATCAAAAGCTGAGGTTTATTCCTGGTTAAATTAAATCACTATCATCATTTTTTTTTACAAAAAACTTTTTTATTAAAAATCTTTTATATATTTGCTGTGTCGAACCTCAACTTCGATTACATTTAAAGTTGTTTATATACTCTTATCATATATATAAACTACCCTAGTCAAGTTGAGGAAGTGGCTAGGGTTTTTTATTCCCTTTAAAAACAACGGAAGTCGATACGTTAAAACGGAACTGAATCAAGGTGTGTTTATTTTATCTTAAATGATGTAGATGGGTTTTCTTAACTTGTTACCCGACATCAGCCTAAAACGAAATTGAGAACTCAACGGAAGTAAGTATGGTGATGAATAAGTTATCTTTCCTATACTTGAGGGGGAGGGGGAGATAACTTGTTTGTTATCACCTTAACTCTATATCGAATCTAACAAAAGTAAGTTATTAATTAATCATTGATTATATGAAACACAAGTTTAGTATTAAAGAACTAGAGCTATTAGTATTGTATGGTGGACTTATATATCCAGAAGATAAGAATGATCCTGATTACACAAAGAAACTTCAGCAAGAACAAGATGAATATTTAAAATCAGTTGGAGCCACCGATGAAGATTTAGATTTCAATCCTTTAGTTCACGAAGAATTTTGGTTCTATGCATCTGACTTAGTTATACAACTAGCCGAAGAGTTATTAGAAGAAAGACAAAGAAAATATGATTCTCTATTAGAACCAATAGAATACTTAGAAACAGAATTAAAAAATCTAAAAAGAAAAATAAAATCAAACTTTAAATAAATAATAAATAACAAATCAAAATCAATTAACATGAAAAAAGTAATTTTAAGCGTAGCATCTTTTATGATGCTTTCAATTAGTTATTCACAAATCGTTGTTAAAGAAACAACAAAGGATAGCACAGTATGGTATAGCAAACTTACAGGCTTACCAAAGTTAACTCACTTTTATAGTAGTGAAAATAATTTTTATGCTTTATACTACAAAAATCTTGAGTATCAATATATTACTGATATTGATTATATACATTTAGGATCTAAAGAAAGCACATTAGAGTTTTTTAATATCTTGAAGCAATCTTTAGTAGATAAGAAAGAGTTAACTTTTGATTTAGATGGAAAAACTTGGTTTTTAAAGACAGGATCCAATATGGCTATTATGTCTAGCTCAGGAACTAGTTTCTATCTTACCAATAAGAATTTAGATAAAATACTTGAATCTCTTAAATAATAAATATGAAAATTAAATTTGAATTAGTAGACAATGATGGAGAACCATTAATGATTATGGATGGACATAATTACAATCCAAATATAGGTGAGGATGTTATGTTTTGTGATGTAAAAAATAATATTCATATAGATGAATTATCCAAGGTTATAGAAAAATTTTACCGCATTGATGAAGACACATTAACTATTGAGTGCGAGATTTATAATCAGCCAAATGATTATGGATTTTCACAATTTCAAAAGTATAACCAATAAATAAGAATAGAATGAAAAACTACGAGAGAATGATGCTTATGTTCGCTGGCATAGGATTATGGGAATTAATAAAATACTTAATCGAAACCTATGTATGAAATAATAATAACACTTACTATATCAACAATAGTAGCATTAATAATAATCTATAAAATGGACAAAGAATAATATGGGAATCAGTAGAAAACAAAGAGAAGAATTATTCGAACAAGAATCATTCAATCCAGTTACAGATATGGATGAGATTAGAAGCATAGTGAACTACCTAGTTCCTACTCAAAAAAAATCGCCAATCTCAGATAGACTAATTGAAAAAGTAAATAAATATTTTGAAGAAGAAGAAAAAAATAAAAAATAATTTGTTATTTGTATTAATAAAATACATATATTTGTAATGAGATACTTTAATTATGAACAATCAAAAAGGAATTATCGATTTAATGGAGGCTAAAAGATATAGGCCTAAGCATATAGCTGATGAATTAATCAAGCACAACGTTCCAGGTAAATGGAATATATATCAAAACATTTACAACCTTATCAATGGTAAGGTAATACCCAAAGATGCATATATATACATCTTATTTGCTGATCTACTTGATGTAGATTTAAGAACAATTCTTTACAGATACTCTGAGACTAGGACTACAAGTCTTATGAAAGAGGATCTTGAATGGTAAGTAACCAATTAAATTTTAATATATGTCAGAAGAAAAAAATCTGTTTTCAATAACAGATACTGGAGAAGGTATCCAAATTAGATGCGAGGCCGAACCATTTGAATTAATTAGAGCATTCTCATCTTTATACAGGTCATCTTATGTGTTTAGAGGTGTTATAAAAACATCTATAGAGATTGCTGAAGAAGAAGGAGAAACTGGCCTTGAAGAAGTTAAACACAGTGAGTATGTAATGCCAATTAAAACTAAAGGAAATGCGTAAAGAAACAATTAACAAAATAGTAGAAGCACTAGGCTTCATAACAGGATTTATTTCAATTTTATATTTATCATTATGAATTTTTCAGAATTATCAAGACCACTAGATATTAGCGACATAGACTTCAGAGTTCAGTCAATTAATAATGGTGGCTATGCTACAATACTAGCATATAAGTCAGCCCGAGTAGATATGGCAAGATTAGATGCAGCAGTTGGCCCACTTCATTGGCAACGTAAGCACGAACTAATTAGTGGTAATCTTTATTGTCACGTAGGAATATTCAATCCAGTAATCGCAGAATGGGTATGGAAATCAGATGTAGGTACTGAGTCAATGACTGAGGCTACCAAAGGTCAATCTTCTGATTCATTCAAGCGTGCTTGTTTCAATTGGGGTATAGGTCGTGAGCTTTATGACTATCCTTTCATATCTGTTAAGCTTAACGAGAATGAATGGGATAATAAGTCTGGTAAACCTAGACAAACATACAATCTGAAGATTAAGGATTGGAGATGGTATTCAGAGTTCACTGATGGTAGACTATCTTTCTTAGCCGCTAAAGATGAGAATGGTAAGCTTCGATTCAAGTGGGGAGAAATGAAGCCTAAAGAAGTTGAGCCTGAGTATAAGCAAGCAGCGAATGTTCAAGAAGTTGAACCAACTACAGAACCAATTGTAGAAACACCAATCAAAGAAGAAGGAGACGTTAAAGGTTTCTTAAAGAAAGAAGCTACGCCTTTAGATGAGATAGATGGTTCTAATGAAGAAAGAGAAAGAGCTGTTAATGAATACAAAGCTGTGTTTGGTAAGGCTCCTCACGGTAGAATGTCGACTGACAACATCTTGAACTCAGTACAAGAAGAGTTAATGAAATTAAATAAGGAAGAAGAAACTGAAGAAGAAGTTGCTGATGTTCCAGAGATAGACTTAACTACCGAAGTAGAAGAAGAACAATTAGCATCTATCAAGGATATGTATTCTTCAATCGAGATGTTTAAGGATCCAAAAGATTTTGTTCCTTGGGCCAAAGATATTGTAGCTGCATTCCAAGAAACAGAATCAGCAGAGAACATCAAAGAGTTCCAGGAATTATGTAACGCACATTACGCACGAATTAAATCTAATAACAAATGATAGATATATTCAAAGAAGAAACGAATGGAATGGTATTATCCTTAGATAATTTGTCTAAGGAATACCTCCAATCGGTAGCTAGCGACATAGCTAAGTCAGTATATGATGGTAATGAATATGCATTGCCTACATACATAAAAGCTAAAGGCTTGGAGGAAATTGCTAAGTCAATTCAAGAATCAATCAAAGAAGCAGCTATTGATGAAGCTCAAGACTATCGTAAAGATGAGAAAGTATTAGGATGTGAGTTTATAATTAAGTCTACTCCAACAACGTATGACTTCTCAAACAATGATGAATGGGTTAATCTTAATAATGAAATCAATAGGCTCAAAGCATTACAGAAAGATATTGAAAAGCAAATGATACTAGCTACCACTGTATCTCAACTAGTTACTAACGATGGAGTTGTTATTCAACCTGCTCAGATAAAGAAGCCAGGTGGAGAAACAATCCAGATAAACATTCCGAAATAATGTCAGACGAAAAGAAATTTGCAATTGAATTAGTAGATAAGTTCTACATAGGCCTTGAGATTAAAGACTACAAGAAAGCTAGAAGCTGTGCTATCTTTACGGCACATCAACGCATACAAGAAACTATGGATGTTGAGCGTATTAAATTCTTGAAGCAAGTCATAAATGAAATTGAGAAGCTATGAAAGATAAAGAAGTAAAAGAAGTTAACTTAGACACCGTTCACTTACTTCGTAGTGTAATGAAAATATCTTCAGCCCTCAACGATCTAGACGCAATAGTAGATCAAAAGAAATACCATAAGTTTAGATTCAAGCAGCAAGCAGATAGATGGGCTAAGTTTATGGAGCTACACACAGCACAGCTTATGAGTTCATTAGTGGAAGAAGATTCTACTTTACTTATGGAGATATACAATTCAATTGAAGAGTCTACTGACAAAGTTCAAATGGATACGCCAGAGAAAACATCTCTTATCATTTTCTATTGTAAATTGTCTAGCGCATTATACGATATTGATAAGATGGTTGATAATAGAAGAACATTCTACCCTATGTTTATAGAACATCACACCAAGAATGTATTGAAAGAATTACAGAAGCAATACAAATCAATATTAGATGTAATCGATTCGGAAGGAAGACCAGTGTCTCACATTGTCGATTTTTTTAATAACTTTGGTGAAAGAATAATGAGATACGATAATTAATGGAATTTACAGATATGCTTCACATAGTAATATGTTTAATAATGGTGATTGTCTGCGGAGCCTTTTCGGTAAACCTAACTGGTTACTATGAATTGGATATGCAAACAAAACTTATTAGAAGTGTATTTTTCATTATAGCAGTTATCTGTTCTATAATTATCGGAACAATCATCTAACATTAGGTTCACCTAAAAACAAACAAAATGAATTTAGAGGATAAAACTCCTTGGGAAGCTTGGATACTATTGTCTGGTAACGCATTAACAAATGGCCCTCTAGATAAAATTGCTGAACTAGCTGTCTCAAGTTACAACCTTAAAACAAAGGACAGATTCGAAGAATGTATGGATAGAAAACACTGTTTTATAATGTGGTGGGATAAAAACAGAAGTAGATTCATTAAGTATTCTACAGTAACAAGCTTAGCTAAATTACTTGATATGAATCACTCGACTATAATCCATCACATGAGAAGAAGAAAGAAATCATTTCGATTCAATGATAATGTCAAGTGTTTAGTAGACTTTCTAACAAGTTAACACTATGAAATATAAACATTTAGAAGCGGAGCTAGATAAGATATTCGGCCCGTTTGCAGAAGAACGTACCTTAATTTTAAATGCAATAAAGAAAGATGAAGAGCTAGCAAACAGCATAACATCTGGAGATGATGCATCTAAAATAATTAATATCTTCAACGAAATATTCCAAAAGAAATCTCGTGTAATGACTAAGAAAGTCCTTAATAGATACAAGGAGATACTTAAATACTTTACCCTAGAGGATATTAAATCAGCAATGGAATCAGCTAAAGATGATGACTTCCATACAGAAAACTCATATAAATACTGCACCGTTGAATACTTTTCTAGAATGGAGCAGATAGATAAATGGTTGAATGTTACCAAAGAAGAGAAGAAATCAGATTTTATAATGCCAACATTTAATGTAAGAAGATAAGATGGATAAGATACAATTACGTTCAGAACAATTAGTAATAAACTCCATCCTTACAGAACCTACTTGTATCCATAAAGTTATGGCTAGAGTCAACATTGATATGTTTGAGCTACCTATGCACAAGCTCATATTCGAAAACATAACCAATTTATACCTCGACCAAAAGCCAATAAACTTAATTAGCGTCTATAAAAGCATTCAGCAAGATAAGTCAATGTATTCTAAGACAGCTGTAGCTGAGTTATCAGGACTACACGCTATGTTTCATTCACAAGAAAGAAACGAACTAGAAAGCGCAATACTTGTGCTAACAGCAGAAAGCATTAGACACGAACACATTGAACTAGGAAATAAGATTATACAACTATCCAATTCACAATCCTACGATCCACAAAAAGCATTAGAGATAATACAATCTCATATCTCAGACAATAAATTCAAGACTCTTCTAAACAAAAAAGAATTTACTAATGAAGACCTATTGACTGAGCTTGATAAGCGTATGGCTGATGCCGCTACACACCAAGGTATTAGTGGGATAGAAACTGGATACAAAAGATTCGACCTAGTTACATCGGGTATGCATCCAACAAACTTTATTATTATAGCTGCTCGGCCTGCGATGGGTAAGACACAATATGCCCTAGGTATGATGAGACACGCTTCTATAAAGAACAATAAGATTGGATTGTTTATCTCGTGCGAAATGGATGAAGTTCAAGTTATGAAGAGAATCATTGCTGTTGATAGTGGAATCCCTGGATACCACATAAAGCGTGGTAATCTAAAAACAGATGAAGTTATGCGATACGAGAAGTCACGCAAACGTATCATAGACTCAAATCTACGCATTGTAGCAGGTTCTTTTACTATCTCTGATGTGTTATCATTGATTTACAAAATGAAGCACTCTGAGGGCCTAGATTACGTTGTTGTGGATTACATTCAGAAGATTAGTTCTCCTGGTGCTCAAAATAGAACGAATGAAGTAGGTGATGTATCTCGCAGACTAAAGGACTTAGCAAATGAATTAAAGATTCCAATCGTTGCATTGGCTCAGTTGTCTAGAGCTGTTGAACATAGAAATGATAAAAAGCCTATGCTATCTGACTTGAGAGAATCTGGTGATATAGAACAAGACGCTGATATTGTTATGTTCTTATATAGAGCAGGATACTATATGGATGTCAATGAAAGGGAAACCAATCCAATGGCAGATGATGGATACGCAATTATTGCAAAGCATAGAGATGGTGAGTTAGAGGATATTCAATTGAAGTTTGATTCTAACATTCCTGCTTGGAAGAATCCCGATGACAGAGATGACCACATAGAAGTATATCAACAAACTCAATTAAAACCAAATTATGATTTTGATTGGGATAAACCTTTTGGATAATAATTTTAAACAAATAAACTATGACAAGAGAAGAAAGATGTCAATTAGCTATTAAAAGAGGATTTAGCTACGATGCTCAAACTGGAGACATATTTAATAGATACGGCAAAAAATCAAAGCCAAACAAATCAAATGGATACCATGAAATTTGTATCACTGTAAATAAAAAATCATTTAAAATTCAAGGCCATCAATTTGCTTGGTATTATGAATATAGAGATTGTGTAGCTGAATTAGATCATATTAATGGTTTAAGACACGACAACAGAATTTGCAATCTAAGACCTGTAACTCACCAGCAAAATAGTTGGAATAGAGTAAATGCTAAAGGATACTATATGATTAAAGGTAGAGATAGATATAGGGCTGAAATAAAATTAAATAATAAAAAGATTTATTTAGGCTTTTATAAAACAGAACAAGAGGCAAGGAAAGCATATCTACAAGCAAAAGAAATTTATCATAAAATATAATTAAAAAATAATAAGAAAAATAGAAGAAATGAAAATAACAATTGAATTTAAAGATGAAAATGCCGCAGAAGATGCAAAATTAGCATTAGATGGATGGCAATATAGAGCTGCAATCTGGGAGTTAGATCAACACTTGAGGGGTGAAATTAAGTATAATGAAAAACTTTCTGGTGAAGTGATGAAAGCTTATGAAGGTTTAAGAGATAAAATTCGAGAGATTTTATCTGATAATAACCTAACAATGGAATAGGATGAAGAAAAAAATAAGTTCTTATCAGAAGATGAAAGATAAGTATCAAGCACAAATAAATGAAATTACTAACGATATAATTACATTAGTAGAAGAAAAAGATTTTGTTAAAACACATCAAGTAAAAATGAAATGGCAAACAATGATTAATATTGATAAATCTATGTGGGCTGGAAAATAAAATTAAAATGAAGAATAGAAAGAAACCAAATGGATTTCAAACAGTCCACGATAAATACTACCATCGTAACACATTAAAGTTCGTTAGAAGGATAATGAAACACTTTAAATCATATAGAAACGAAGAAGATGGAAACTGAAAAGCCACAGCCTAAAGTTTATATTGCAGATGTAGTAGTAGAAGCTAAGATACCTGGAAGAAGCACTAAAAACAAAACATACGATATAAGAACGTTTAGATTGAATCAACATCCATTTACTATGGTTGACGGAGATATTGCGACAGAGAGGCAGAAAAAGCGGTTATATAAAGCTATATACGATAGATTCATACATAAAGGAGATTATAACGAGGTTATATTTAAGTTAAAAGAGATAAGTAACATAAAATTTATGTCAACATTATCGTATAGGTTTGACTATGAAAAAGATTAATTTTATATTTGTAAAAAGGATTCAATGGAAAAACAAATTTTAAGTGTAGTAAAGTTTCAAGAAGCATTCGGAATTAAAACTCCGACACAGCCAAAGATGCTTTCAAAGAAAAGAACATTGCTTAGACAAAGACTCTTAGAAGAAGAAGTTAAAGAACTGAGGGATGCCAAAAACATTTTAGAAGTAGCTGATGCCCTATGTGACATTATGTATATTACAATAGGAACAGCTCACGAATACGGATTATCAGATAGATTCGTTATGCTATTCGATGAAGTTCACTCTTCTAATATGACTAAGTTCCAGGATGGGAAAGCTATCTTTAGAGAAGATGGTAAAGTAATGAAGCCAGAAACTTATAGAGAGCCCAACCTTCGACCAATCATTGAAAGAGATTTCAGTATGTATAAAAACAGCGACCTAGCTAAAGAGATAGCCGAGATAGAAGCTAAGAAGACATCTGAGCTCATAAAGACAAAGATTAAATCAAAGCTTAACATATTTGATAAGTTCATTTTCTGGTTATATAATAAGTTGGAATTGAACCTAAGCAAGAAAGTTGAAGTAATATATCCTCAGAGAGTTCACGATGATATTACAATCAGGATATACGATCAAGATCATTGCATAAGGTAAATAAATATGGTAATAAAAAGATTGAGTCAAATAATTTAAAGTTTGATTCAAAGTTGGAGTTCTTCTGTTACGGACTTCTAACTGCGGCAGAAATTAAATTCGACTTTCAAGAAAAAATAACACTTATAGATAAGTTCACCTATAATGATGAGAAAATAAGGGCAACAACAATAGTAGTAGATTTCGTGTTACATTTAAAAGGAAGAACAGTCTACTTAGATACAAAGGGTTTACCTACGCCTGTGTCGATACTTAAATATAAGATGCTTAAACATCACTTGAAAGATGAATTATTTACTGATGTAGTTTGGGTTAGGACTCAGAAAGAAACTCGTGAATATGTAAATAGTTTAATTAAAGAAAAGTAAAATGAACATTAACAAAGTAATTTTGGCTGGGCGAGTAGGCACAGTAGAAGTAAAAGAATTTGCAACTGGAAAAATAATAGTCCAGATTAGTTTAGCTACAACAGATGGCTATAAGAAAAATGATGAATGGGTTAACACAACTGAATGGCATAGACTTATCTTTGCTATGCCTAATTTAGCAGAGAAAGCTAAATCAATTGGTAAAGGTGATGTAATTTATGTTGAAGGATCTATTAACACAAACGAATGGACAACTAAGGAAGGAGAAAAGAAACAAATCAAAGAAATTTCTTGCACTTCCTTTAAAACATTCGCTAAAGCAAAAGGAGAACCTAAGGAATTTAATCAACCTAAGACAACAGTAAGTCAATCAATATCTAAACCAGCTGTTGAGGATGATAACATTCCATTTTGATAACTAATTAATTAACAGGGAGTTAATAGCTCCCTTTTTATTTTATTATGAAAGACTTTTTATCATATATGCTATCTTGGATTAGTCAGAACTTGGCTATTCCATTCTGGACAATAGGACACATACACTTAGGTCTTAACATCTACGAAGATGTATATGAGATAATTGCTTCAGCAGGAATGAACATACTCGTTGGTATTGGATTCATAAACGATTACATAAAACAAAAAAATGGATAAGTATACATTAGATATTACACCACAAGATATTGGTGAAATGATTGAGATGATTAGAGTTCAGTATCTTAGAATACACGCTGAACCTTTTGCTCAAAAAATAAAAGTAAAAGAGAAATTACTTCTCACTACCGAAGAAGGTAGAGGGCCTCACGGAATCCTCCTACTTAAAAAAGTAAATGATACGTTTAAAAACGTTAGAGTGAAACTATTGGTAGAGATTGATTAACGGCCTTGACCGATATTTCTCTTCTTATAAAGCTTAGAAGTTTTAATCTTGCTAGTTTTTTTCTTAGCGTGAACACCTGGTCTTTTTTTCTTAGGTGTTTCTAATTTACCAATTGTAGATACTTGTTTTGCCATTAGTTAAAGAATTGTCTTTTCTTATCTGCTCGATTCTTTGATTGAGATTGTTTCTTAGTTTTAGTCTTTGAAACATGGGCTTCATCCATACCATCTCCATTACCGTGCGTTCCCTTGTCTCTATTCAAAGCCTGTAATGCAGCTCTGTATTTCTTACGAGAAGGAGTAGAATGATACTCAGTATTATAAGCATCTTTCTTCTTCTTTGCATCTGGATTATCTTGGTAGTATTTAGCACTCTTAGATTTACCAGTCTTAGTACCAGCTAATCTATTTCTCATTTTCTTCTTCTAAAGTTTCTAGAAAAGATTTTAACAACCTTGTTGCCAATAGCTCTCAATACATTATTCTCAGCTTGAACTTCAGCTTTGATCTCCCCATTCTCCTCAGTTACTACAACATCAAGTTTGTCAGTATCTAAAGTAAATTCTTTCTTAGTCTCATCTTTCTTTACAGATGCTCTAACTTTCTTAGTCTTAACCTCTGAATCTACATTCTTCCCTTCTTTCTTTACTTTAACGCTAGCTTTCTTAGTTTTAACTTCTACTTCGAAGTCTTCAACTTTCTTTTTTCTACCCATTTTATTGTTCATTAGTTGTTACTACTCCTTTAGGTTCTAATTTAACCTTTCTTACATTTGCAGGTTGTGCCACCTTCCAAGCTGTTCTACGTGCCTGGTTTAATCTTGACTTAGCAATACGTGAAACACTTACAGAATTGTTTTGGTTTCCACCTAATACATGATAATGTGTATTGTCTTCACCTACGTAAATTCCTACGTGACCTCCACCATTTCTTTTAAAAGTCAATATATCACCTAGCATTGGCTCATCTACCTTATTGCCATACTTATTCCAGTTCAATGCCCATAGCGGTCTTTCAACTACTTGTAGACCTTGAGCGTGACAGCAATAAGCTACAAACAATCCACACCAAGGAATCTCATCATTGGTATAAACATTCTTCAATCCTGTAGCTTCAGCCCATCCAAGAATAACAGGGTTATGTGTAGGCCCTACAAACTCCTTAACGCCTAAATGCTTTACAGCTTCCACTAATAACTTAGGAGCTTTCTCTTCCTTTAACCAAGCGTAACTCATTTGTCTTCTGATTTAGAATCATCAACTGTTAATTGAGATACTGTAGCTATTGTAGCACTAACTGTTGCAACGTAAGTAGCTGTAGTAATCAATGCGGCTGGCAGTGCCACTGGTGCTGCTATAATTGCTCCTGCTACTGCTCCAGCAATGATAGCCCATCTTTGTGCTCTCTTCCAAAATTTAGGAGTCTTAGCATTCCATCTTTCTTTAAGTGTTTTTTCCATTTTTATTTGGTGTTTTAGGTTCATCCTTTACAAACTTAGCTAAATAATTTAAAACTGGTATATATTCTGACCAACCTAATCTCTTGAAATTCTCTAAGTTAGATGCAAATAAATTAAGAATAACATAGTTGTAGAACAATCCATGCATCCATTCATATACATTAAAGTTATATCCTAATACACTTACCCCTTTTAAATTTAGGGCTAATGCGTGAGATACTCCGATCATTATCATATAAACAAATAACTTCAACCATCCCTTGCCAAATAACTCAGAATCAAATTTCTTGCCTTCTTTTCTAGAAGCAGTAAGACCAGTATAGAATTCAAGTATAAACAAAACAAGAATGCATATACCTACTACAGCTTCTATTCCAAAAATCAGATTGAAATAATAACCAATACTTGCTAAACAACCACTAAATCCTAGACCAGCTAGAGCAATTTTAGGGTGAAATGTACTATTCATAAAATGGGGTAAATCTTCATACCCTGCTGTCATTACAAATCTAGTAAGTATTGATTTCATTTTTATTATAATGTAAGATCTATAATAACTTCATATCCTTGTTGCTCATAAGCTATTTTAGCATACTTATGGGCGGTTTCTAATGATTGTACTTCACCCTCTTCAAGATTAGCTTGATAATTTCCAATAGGAACATCAGTATAAAGTATTTTACCTTCTGCAAATGTTTCTGAATTAGCAAATGTTGCTACTTCACCTTGAATTGTAGTACCAGAATAATCTCCTAGAAATCTAATTCTACCATAAATCTCTGCTAACTCAATATCTGTTCCTGAGATTGTAATCTTTTTTTCTGCTGTTGCTTTAATTAAAATTGCCATAATATATATTTTTTTGTGTAAAGATAATAATTTTATGCTGGTGCAATAGTTGTAATCGTACCTGAACCTCCTCTAAATTTCAATGCTCCACCTTCAACATATAATTGACCAGCATTTGCTATTGTTGTTGCTGGTATAGTTCCATTATGAAGAGTTATTGTATTAGTGGCATTTGCATCAAAATGAGTTCCTGATGTTAGTGTATTATTTGTTCTAAATACTAAATTACTATTTTGATTTACAAAAAATGATCTAGTTGTTCTATTTATATATACACTAAATGAATCACCAATATCTAAAGTTGCGCCAGTTGTTGTTGCATTTCCTATTGCATAAGCGTGATTAATAAAATTACCTCCTGTAAAATTGAATCCTAAAGCTATGCTATATCTTCCCGTATATCCACCAAAACTAATATCTGAACCTATTGCTATTGTTCTATCTGTTTGACCAGTTGTAGTTGATTGACCAATAACTATACATTTAGACACAGTATTAGTAGTAGTTGCAGAAGTACCAATTGCAATATTATGATTAACTGTAGCTGATGAAACACCACCAACGCTTGCTCCATTACCAATAGCAATACCACTACCATTAGAAGCTGAACTTTTTCCAATTGCAATTGGATAACCAGAAAAACCACTATTAACAGCAGCGCTTTCACCGATAGATACAACAGTACCATTACCGCCAGAACCTGTTGTTACAGATGATCCTGATCCTAAAACGATATCACCAACACCATTTATATATCCTAAATCTAAACTATTAGCACTATTTCTAATTCTAAAAGCTAAATCTGTTGTTAATGCACCTTGGGCTCTTACGTCAAGTCTAACATTTGAAGCTGGCGTTGCACCTACTCCAAGCGTTGCATTAGCATTATCCCAAAATAAAGATGCTGATTGTTGTAATACATCTCCCGTTCCTTGAAAAAATACCCGACCAATAGTTCCTGATGTTACTGCTGTTGTTCCTACTGTAATTCCAGTAGATATAGCTTTATTTTTCCAAAGTTGAGTAGCACTTTCATAAACTAAAGCATCATTGTTAGCTAAT